ACTAAAGCCTGCGTGCGGAAAGACACTCAATGTTCTAACCGGCCCCTCGGTCGGCCCCCTCGCTCGGGCTTGTACCCTCGGATATTGGCGTTGTTGCTCGCCCTACGCGCGGGCGGCCCGCGTCCCCGTTCGGTGTGTCCCGGTCGGCCCCCGTCCCGGCCCCGGCCCCGGTCGGCCCCGGTGTGTCCCGTCCCGTCCCGTCCCGTCCCGTCCAGATACCGGCCCGTCCCGTCTCTCGTCCCGCGCGGGCCGTCTCCCCCTGCCCGTCCATACGGGCCGTTATCCGGTATCCTATGGCCCCTGAAAACGCCGGTTTCGGTAAGTACGGGCCGTTATGCGTCCGTCTCTCCCCGTCCGTCCGTCTCTCCCCGTCTCTCCCAGTCCCGGCCCGTCTCCCCGCCCCCCTACCCTTACCCATATTCCGGTATATCTGCCTCTTTTCCGTTTACCGTGTTTTACCGCATCGAGGCTTGTACCCTTCACGTTCGGCGTTTCCGGGGTTTCCCGTCTTTATATACTATCTCGAATCGACGGGTTTATATGAAACCGGGTATTCTGGTTGAATGTCGCCCGGCGAAAGGCGGCCCGCCCCGGTTTGATGTTAACCGGGGCGGTCGGCCCCCTGAAACGGGCCGGGGGATACACTCCCCGGCGTAAAAGGCCCGGAAACACCGGAAAAGTGGTTTAATTCCCACTTTCCGGGGGCGTTGTCATATGCGTCCCCCGTTGGCTGTTTCCGTAGTACGATACCACCTTCAAACGGAATTACCGCTAATCTCCCCCCGAACGGTCGGGGGCGGGTAAGTACGTGTTTGGTAGTTCTCTCGGGTTTCGGCCCCTGTTACGGGCCGCCCCGAGAGACGGAACAAACGCCGAATTGACCCTTACGGAATGTAGGAGACGGGGCCGGAAACGGCCCGTCTTTCACGGCGAAACGGCCCTTAGGGGCCGGAAACCCCGGTGTGGATACCGGGGCCGGGATTCTTAGTAGGTTCGTTAGTACGGAAACGTCGGATTAACCGACAATTCCCCACGGTCGGGGAGATAACCGGGAAACGTCCCGAAACGGCCCAAAGACCACATAGGCCCGTCTTAGTACGGGGGAGATTTACCGGCCCTTAGGGGCCGGGGCGGGAAAGAGGGGGCGGTCGGGCGAAACGGTTTGTAACCGTGAAACCCGGCCCCGCCCCTGATACGACAAAGGAAACACACCGGGTAGTTAGGCACATTAGGGTTTGTGACCCTAAGTGAAAACCCTGCCCGGCCCCGATACGTGTTTCCCGGTGTTACGTTTGAAGTACGGCCCGAACGGGAAACCCCGCGAAAGTGGGGGCGGTTTCCCGGTATGTTGGCCCGAAACCGTGGGGCGGCCCCACGGTGTGTATTTTCAGGTTACAGGGGGAGTATGGCCCGAACAAAGAGCGACCCTTAGGGCAAAGAGTGACGAAAATAGACGCATCGAGCATTAATGTCTCGAAGCTGTCGAACCGGATGTATTAGATACATCTATGGAAACGTGAATCCCACCCACTTTCGGTTGCGGTTGCGGTTAAAACAATAGGTGCTTAGCCTATGGTACGAAAGTCTATGCCATAAACAGGTTCGTAGGGAGACGAACGTAGTAGTCAAGAGCTTAGCTCATAGCGATTAACGCGAAAGACTCTTTGAGACTTGAAGTTCCGCATAGTGAATCAGTCACATAGCGGCGCGTATAGCAGTCGGCCTAAAGGGATGTGTGTCACGTTTAAAACGCTCGTTAGTATGTTCGGCCCGTCCCGTAAGGGGCGGGGAAGGATAGACAGAAAGGTTCCAGCGTAAGCTACCTCGAATTAACGAGGATTGATGCTTTGAGGGTCTAAGACCCTCGCTAAGTAAACCACGACAGTAGTGAGTGAGAATTATCTCCCTCCTATCTGTCGGAATGGGGGGTTTGGTGCTTCCCCCTCGGAAAGTAGCACTAAGTGACACCCAACGAACTATGTCTGTGAAAGTCAACAGCGACGGCGATTTCGTTGAGAACACGGTGACTACCCTCGGCGCTAACCACGTTAGCGACCTTTACGACCTTCTTCAGAAGGACGACCACTCCGTGATGAGCCTTGCCCACGAAGTTCGCAAGGCGTTCGGAGAGGATTCTGTGAAGAAGGGCGGAGAGAGTGACATCGCTAAGTGGTGTGAAGCTCCGAGAGAGGTCAACATCATCGAGCCGACTGACGCTAACGATAGCGACGGCTCTATTGGTCGGGCCTTCTGGAAGGCTACCGACTTCACCGCCAGCGAATACAACCAGTTTACTGGTAAGTACGACTCCTTAAAGGAGGAGAACGGCGGATTTGGTGTGATGCCTCTCGCGGAAGCCGACGACTTCCAGCGTGAGCTACTGCTCTCGCAGGAAATCATCGAGGCAAGTGACACCGTGATGGTTCCCATCAACAGCGACGGGGAGCCGATTGTCCCGGTAGTGGCAAGTGAAGGCCGCCAAGAGGCTACGGAAGGCTTCGAGGTCGGGAGTGTCCCGACTTACGAGGAAGCAAAGGCCCGCCTTGAGACGCTACTGAGTGACTACTTCGGAGAAATCGAAGTCGATGAGACGGTGGAAACGAGCGATACGAACAACAGCGACGGTAGCGGTAGCGACGGCGAGAGTGACACCGGCCTCGGTCTTCCCGACGACCTTTTCGACCCTACGGAAGTGAAGGGTATCGGGAACAAGTACGGTGAGGCACTTCTGGTTCACATCGTGGAGAACCAGATTAGTCTCAACTGGGAAGACTACGAGGAACACGTCGAGCTTCCCGAGCCGGAGGTTCCCGACGTGAGTGAGATGAGCCAGCGCGAGAAGGACGCACTCCTTCAGCAGTTGCTCGAAAACTCCGAGTAACGACGCAAAGACTCATCTAAGCAACTTTAACCCTTAGCGGCGGCTCCGGGGTTCGACTCCCCGGAAGGGCCTCAGTAGCGTAAGCTACTGGCAAGTGACACCAATGTTTTCGCCAAAACTCGGGACTGTAACCCAGTCCGACAGCGAGAAGCAAAACCAATGGAGCCACCGAGCCGACCTCAAAATCGACCAGAGGCATCGAGCCTTCGGAGCGGTAGTTGAGGAACGACGCGAGGGAGAACTCCTTACAGGAGAGGAGCTGGCCGAGTATATGGGATGGACTCCCGACCCAAGTGAGATTCATCCCCATCACGAGAAAACGTCGGAGCCTGAGGAATACGAAGGCTCCGGCCTAACTGACGAGGAAATCGAGGCCAAGAAGAAGGCCGCGAAGTACCGGCGGCGCTACTCCGAATACCACGACAGCGAGTGACAACTATGAGCGAGATTCAATTCAGCCGAGACGCATCGAGCTACGACTACAATCCCCGTTCCCACGGTGGGAACCGGCGACGAGAGCGACGGATACCGATGGAAGCGATAGACCAAGCTATCGAGGAAGGTGACGCCTTTCAGGGACATAGCGGAAACGTCCTGCTGGAAACGAGATGGAGCGGAGCTGTAATGACGGTAGTGATTGACCCGAAGACCGAGTATATCGTTTCGACTTACTGGGGAACCGGGAAGAAGCTCAAGACGCTCAAAGAGCAAGAGAGCCGCCGAGAGAAGCGAGAGCGAAAGGTTCGGAGTAAGTCGGGAGCGGCTTACACCGGAGCTTGGATGTAAACAGCAAAGACTTAATACTCAAACGTTGTCTTTGAGAGTGAGGAACTTCTCGGAGGTAACACCGACTCGATGTGAGTAACCACTAAACTCAAATGTGCCACTTCAACGACGACTGTGAAGCCGGAGAGGAATCGTATTGGGAGGATGAGCCAACACACATCGGAGGTGCTTCGCTGACAGCCTTCGGCTGTAAAGCCTGTGGTTACAGCGATTGCCTATGAAGCGACCACACTCCTTCAACCCGGATTGTAACTGCTTCTATTGCGACCTCGAACGAGCCGAGAGAGCCGACCGACGCAAAGGACACCTGAGGTTCTGATAATGGACTACCACGACATACCGAGCTACGAGACGTACAAAAGCTGGAAGAACGCTTACGGAGAATGGGAGGTCAAACTCATCGACGGGTATGGTGAGACAGTCCTTCACCTAAGCGAAGACTCCGAGGCCCCCGACGACCGGATTGAGGCTGGACTGTTCTACCTGTGGGACACCGGAGACTGTCTCTCGTGGATTCGAGAGAGGGAAGCCTTCACGATGGAATACGACACCGGGACAGTAACCGACGCTGACTACGTGGAGCTTCGAGACGACGGGACGAAGAACGAGACTCAGCACAACCACGTTCACCTCGATGCCGACGTGAGGAACGGGAGGAAAGTCGCACTATCTCCGGCCTAAAGACTCAAGTAAGCAACTTTAACCCTTTGCTCTGAGTGGCGGTAACTACGGTTCGACTCCGTAGCAGAGCCTTCGGTAGCCCATACTACCGAGTGACACCGATGGCAGTAGCAGAATCACCAACCGACGACCGACGTATCGACCTAAGCGAAGCCGACCTCGAACTGAAGGTCGGAGACTACCTGTACCGACTCCGCCGAGCTTCCGTAGCGAAGTTCTACGACGAGCAAATCGAGTGGGGTTCGATTGCGATTGAGCCGACCGAGGCTGATTACATCATCTACGATGTTGACGGGAGGCCCTTCAACGCAATCGAGCGAGAGGAACAGTCCATCGAGCAACTGGTGGCGCTGTTCGACCGAGAGCTGGAAGACGCCCTGAACGCCCTTTAGAGAACGATGTACGACAACTACTACCCTGACTTCCACGACCCGGAGATGAACGACGAAGCAAGCTACGACGACCGGGACGTTCCCGGCTTCGATATGGACGAGCTGGACGGTTTCAACGACCCGATGGAGAAAGTCGCTCACCTATGAGCGGCGACGACGACGAAAGCAACGCGAATCCTCTCCTGAAGATTCGACCGAGGGACGGAAGCGACGACGACGAACCACCAGCGGCGGGAGCCGTAATGGTGGTGAACGAGGAACCGGAAGGCCCGACCCTCTCGATGGCTCCTACGGGAGAGCCGAGCCACGAAGTGAAGCCTGAGGCCCTAACAGTATGAGATACCACCTAATCGACCCGACAGAGCCGGTGATAGACAACGGGGAAGCGATATTCGAGATTATCGAGTCGTTCCCCTCGAAGGAAGCGGCGGAACACGTCCTCGAAGCGAACCGTGGACTCCAAATCATCAAGGGATGAGCTTGGAAGAACACATCATCGAGGAGTTGAAGGCTGGATTGGATGTTTTCGCCGCAGAGTATGCGGTGGATGAGGAGAACGAACTCGATGCGATTTTCGCGGCGACCGAGTTGCTGGAAGAAGACCTCGGACTCGGTGAGCGGTGGATTGTCTACGAGAACTTCATCGTGGATACCGAGGGATACCCTCGCTCCGTAGTGGAAATCGAGGTATTCACAGACGCCGATGAATCGGAGTTCGAGCAAGCTGAAGCGGTCTACGAGGCAGGATACTAATGAACATTCTCGAAATGGCGATTGACGAGGTAATGACAGAAGACGACGACTACGTGAAGCCCGGAACGGTCTACGAAACGCCGAACGGCCACTACATCGTGGAGTGAGAAATGTCAGTAATAGGACTCAGCGACCAAGGGATGAGAGAGTACCGCTACGAAATCATCGTTACTGCCGAGTCGGATGTTGAGGCAGTCACGACCTTCGATGAGTCGTTCGATGATGAGGAGAACTACACCGAAGCATACGACGTTCACCAATACGATTCGGAGACGTTTGGTGTGTTCTTCTGGTCGGAAGACCCGATTGACACCGAGAACGAGCCGCTGATTCTCCCCATCGAGGAGGTCGAACACTAATGACAACTCTGGAAGATACCCTCACCGACGACGAGAAGGACAACATCGAGAAAGCCGAGCGAAAGAGCAAGCGTAGCAAGACGAAGTACGGCGACCTCTTACCGGAGGACGACGAATGACGTGGAGAGACTATCCCGAGGACTGGATGGGAAACCCGGACGGCAGAGACTACCACTACCGATTCCACGCTAACGACGAAGAAGCGTGGAAGCGGGTTCGGAAGGCCCGCTGGATGGGTCGCTGGTTCGAGCTGTACCCGAGGGATATGAAGCATCTCCGGGTGAAGCTTCCCCACGTCACCCTCAAGACCTACGACCATAAGGGACACATCGAGGGGATGGCGAAGTATTCCTGCTCCCCGAACTGGCAGGTGGTTCCCTACTCCCGAGGGAAGTGGGAGATGAAGCACGGCTCTCGGGGCGGCTCGAAGCTCCGGTGTGAAGAATACACCGGGGAGAAGTGGGGAACGGTGACTGTCGAGTTCACCGTCGAGGCAACCCCGAAGGAGATTCGAGAGGCTTACGAGAACGGCGTCAACGAGGCTGAAATCGAGGATTCCATCCGAAATGGCCTTCATTGGGCCGTCGAGGAGCGCATCGACGAACTCCGCGAGGAGGAAGCGCGGTATCAGAACGAGGTCTGTGACCACGACCACGTTGTGAAGGTCAAGGGCCGGAGCTTCCCCTTCGCTTACTGCGAGGACTGTCAGAAGGATTGGGAGGACGAGATGGAGTTTCAGGAGGAATACCTGAACGACGAGCTGACTCTGGTTGGTTCGGTCTAAAGACTCGGAGATACAATAATGAGTGTTGAAACAAACGACGACGGTGATAGAGAGTTAATCGGAATCGAACGCCGCGAAGCCCTCGTGGAAACGTGGGGCGTGGATACGGAGGTCTTCGAGATGCCTCACGCTTCGGACGACAACCCCTTCCGGTCGATGCCTTCGGGGATTCACTTCGAGGGATACCACCACGACAACCATTGCCCGGAGTGTAACCGGGGAGGTCGAGACAAAGGCGTGCTGAGCGACTACACCGGAGGACTCGCCGGGGGCTATATGACAGTCTACCTCTGTGAGAGCTGTCTGAGCGTTTGGCTCAAGTCCTTCGGCTGGTCGGCTGACCGGGACTACCCTGAGAACCACATCTTCCACCCCAAGAACCGATGAGTGTAACCCATACCAAGACCCACGACGTTCGAGCAGGGCCGAAGAACGACTCCCGAGGTGGACATATGTTCTACCTCCGACCAAACAAGCTCCCGCTGGAAACTCGGCGGGAAGTCGCATCGAGGCTTGAAGAAGCCGGAGTGTACGCCAAGGACTACCCTTACGAGAAGGTCGCGGAGGTCGTTATCGAGTCCACGGTTCAGGGACAAGACCCGAGCAAGCCGTTCCGAACCAGCGAGATTCAGGAGCTTACCATTAATGTGTGAGCATAAAGACCGCCGCTGGCTGGTCGGTCGGGGAAAGCGAGCGAAGTGGCGGTGTAACGACTGTCACCGAGAGATTCGGGGCTACTACGACCACAACGAAGACCGCTTCATCGAGTTCTTGGGAGGAACTTGGCCGTGAACTGTGAGCGGTGTGGCGGCCTTCGGTTGAACGGCGCTCCGGTGGTGAAAGAAGACGGTGAATACCGGCTGGCGACCTTGAACGACGGGGAAGCCTCGAAGGAATACTTCTGCCGGAGTTGTGTGATTGAGGTGACTCAGTAATGGAACCCCACGATAACTACCCGAAGAACTGTCCTGTCTGTGAATCGACCGTCGAAGAACGCTCCTACGGCGTCCGGTGTAGCAACTTCCGTTGCCTTTGGAAGCGGTGGTGGCAGGACAAGCTCCCGATGTTCAGCGCAAAGACTCACGAACAACACTACGCGGAGACTCACTAATGGTTGACTTTGAACACTACCACGGCGACGAGATGTGTCACCACGGACGAGAAGTAGCGACCGACGACGACCCCTGCCCGTATCAGGGGAGTCAGATTGCGGAGGACGACACGGCGCGGTTCATCCTCTGTGGACAGCACCACCAGAAGTTCGTTGGTGGAATGGCGGCGCGGCGAATGGTTCGGTAACTCCTAAAGACTCAAAATGAGCGTTCCAACTGCTATCGAGACGAAGGCCGGAGAATCGCTGGTCGAACTAAAGAAGAACAAACACGTCGGGACAACCCGACTGAAGCCCGACGACCCGGTTAGCCCGGTGTGGAAGGCGGCCCAACTAACCGACCCGGACGACCCGAAGCCTCTCCACGACGACTTCTGGATTCGGGAAATCTTCAACGGAAAGAGCAAGACGATTTCCGAGAACCGCCCCGACTTCGAGGCCGCCAACGACGACCCGAAGGTGTGGGAGACGGAGTTCGGACGCATCGAGCAGTATTACGAGTCGGTCGGTGGGTCGGTGTGAGCCTACTACCGGCGGTTCGTTCTCGACCCGGAGACAATCGAACAGACCGTGGAGGATGGATGGGCTTCGGACACCCTCTACGGGACGATGAGGGAGTTGAACCAGAACATCGCAAAGGCCCTCGTGGTGGACGACCTCAAGCACCACCTCGATGAGATAGACAGCCTCGATGTGTTGATGGAACCGAGTAATCTCGAAGCTCTCCACCTCCACGAACGCTACCGTAGCCTCGTGACTCAGATGTGGGTGTCCCAACACGGGAGCGACCCGGAGAAGTCCCACTTGTGGGGGTCGCTGGTGAAGGAGAAGCCGACGACGTTCGAGATTAAGCAGTTCCCTCAGGGGTTCTTCGTGGTTCCCCGACTCTACAACGAACACATCTGCCGAGTGATTGACGATGAGCTGAAAGAGCGCGACCTCGGGAAGTTCAGCCTCGCGTGGCGGGGCTTCATCGTGGAACCGGAGAACTTCAGCGACGTAGCCGAACTAATCGGCCCGCTGTACGTGGATACTCCGGGGCTGAAACCGTGAGCCTCTTTCTTGTATTTCTCTGTGCGGTGTTAATTTTCGCGGCGATTATCGGAGCGGAGGTCTACCACCTATGACAAACAAATACGACTCCTTCGAGAGTTACAACAACGAGGTACAGGCAACGGCAAAGAAATACTACGATTGGGGGATGGAGGGAGCCGAGGAAATCCGAAGCTCTGCGTTCAATCCCAACGAGATTCCCGACGACGTTCCGATGTGGGCTATCGTTGAAGCCGCCGTGGAGAATCACGAGCTGGTTCAGTATTACCAGCGGTGTGTCATCTACCATTGCGATAATGGCTTCTATAACGAAGGCGGCGAGCGGTACTACGACGACCCGGAAGACCAGCAAGATGCGGTGAGCGACCTTGCTCACGCCGGGTTGTATAACGACGTTCTCAATTGGGTTCGCTTTATCGAGGAGACACGAGAAGACCTCGGTGAAGCGATAAACCTGCTCGAAGGCCCCATCTACGATGGTGGTGTCCGGTTCGAGTACGACTACTACATCAACCTATCTGCGAAAGAGCCGGTGACGTACACTCTCGAATCAATCGGGCAAGGAGAGTGGCGGATGTACGACCCGGACGGTGAGCCGTTCGAGGTAATCAGCCCACGAGTCGCGGTTCGGAACGCCGACCGACAGATTCCCGAGTATTCCCTCAAGCTGTTCCTCAGTAACATCTGCGCCCGGCGAGAACGAGAGCGAGAAACCAGCGAGTAATCCTCAAATGAGTACGACCACCAGCACCAGCGACAGCACCAGCACCGAAGAACCGACGACCGAAGAAGTGGACTACGATGTTCTCGAAGAACGAATCCTCGATGAGCTTCCCGAGCGGTTCCGTGAGCTGAGCCACATCCGAATTGGGAACGATGGGGACGTTCAGATGCTCCTGATTCCGTTCCACCCCTACGTAGACAGTAGTGGCGACCCGTGTTCCCACCTCGTGATGAACAGCGAGCGGAAGACGATGGAGGAGTTCGGATTCAAGTTCGCCTTCTCTACTCTCACCGGGAAGGGAGTTGGTGTGAAGTTCTGGTTCGAGGCCGTCTCAGAGGAAGCCTTGATAGGTGGAGAGGTGGAAGACCCGGTTAATGGGTGACGACACAATCGGGACGATAACTGGAAAAGCAACCTTCCAGCACGTCAGTATCTTTCGAGAGGGCGAGAAGGTTCGTGTTCTCGGGACGTATATGGGAGACGACACAACCACCTACGAAGCTCCGCCCGGTTCAGTTCGTATCGGCGGCCTCGAAGTGATGGTAGGTGACGAGGAAGCCGTGACGGTCACGCCGACCGAGGAAGACGGGTGGGTGTGGGTAACAGCGACGGAAGAAGAACTGCTAATCACGAACGAGGAACCTGAAGATGAGTAACGAACTACAAGCCCGAGACGTACTGGATATTCTGGACGCAATCCCGAACCGTTCCACCTTCTACACTCAGACAGAGGGTGATTGGTTCCAGATGGACTTCGAGGCGGATGGAACCGAGTATCAACTCGGCGTTCACATCCATCGAGGGATTGTCTCACTCTACGACCGAGAACGGGGCGAAGAAATCTACACGACTCGATAGCGGCGAACATCCTGCGGTGTCACTACGGTATTATGGAAGAAGATATTGAGAAGATAGAGCAATCTGACTACGACTACTTCTACTCCCTTCGGAGGAAGGCGTGTTGGCGTCGTCGTGGAAAGACGAAGCCCCGCCGTGACGTGTCTGAGATAATCGACATAGAGCGGCGGGAGTGGCGAGAATAACGGCGAAACGCCCTACGGTGGGGCGTCGTCGGGAGTTGGTCGCCCCGGCTATTGACGAGCTGACCAGAACCTTCTAAGAAATGTCAACAACAGCAATACAAAACCAGAGAGTCGAACCGTTAGCCAACTACTCACAGAACAGGGACGGACTCCGCGAGTACCTTTTCGACCTCGCTGACGAACTGTTCCCGTTCCCCGGCTACCGAGAGTACCAAGATGAAATCCTCAAGGATGCTCTCGAAGCCCTGTTCATCGAGGGTCACACGAACGTCGTAATCGACGGGCCGACCGGGATTGGCAAGTCTCCTATCAACGTCACTCTCGGTCGCGTTTTCTCTCACCTCGCAAAGAACAAGCGTCGTCTTGAAGACCATTTCAACTACAAGCTTTACGGCATCGAGTCGGGCAAGTCCTTCTACACGACCCCTCAGAAACAGCTTCGGAATCAGCTTGCCGAGGACGTAGACCTTCAGGCGTATCTCACGATGCTCAAGTCCCGGCAGGACTACATCTGCGGAGCCAGCGGCGACAACTGTAAGGACTGTACGCTGGCCGACGAAACGGAGGGAGAATCCTGCCGAACGATTGCGGGATGTACCTACTGGCGAGCGAAAGACCGGGCGATGAGCGACGATATGGCGGCGCTCACGTTCGCAATGCTCGTCGTGGACAACTACCTCCCAACGAAGATAATGGTGAACGACGTTCAGGAAGAACAGATTTCCTTTGACGACCGCGACCTCGTGATTGTGGACGAGGGACACGGCCTCGAAAGCCAAGTCGCCTCGTTGTTCGCGGGGTTCACTATCTCGCCGTGGGTTCTCCCGAACGAGGTCTACCGGAACACGGGCGACCGAATCTCGTGGGACTTCGAGCGGTTCGAGGACATTACGCCCATCCTCAACAGCCTCTACGACCGAGCGACGAACTTCGTTGACCGCCACGACGAAGACCCGAACCGGCAGGCCGAGGTTGACCAATGTAAGGACTTCATCAAGAAGGTCGAATACTGTCACCAAGAGGTGAAGGAAGACCGACCGTGGACTGTCACCGTCAGCAAGTTCGGGAAGTCCGGGCAGAAGAAGATGGTCGTCAGTCCCGTTGACGTGGACAAGTTCCTCGAACGGTTCATTTGGAGCCGTGGCCGGAAGCGCGTTATCTCGTCGGCTACGATTCCCTACCGGGAGAACATCGCAGAGTGGGCCGACCGGATTGGCCTCGAAGGTTCTACGAAGCTCATTAGCCGGACGATGCCGTTCCCCGAGGAACACCGACTGATTCACACGAACACTATCGTCGGCTCGATGAGCGGCGACGGAGAGGAACGCAACTGGAACAAGGTCGTGAACACCATCCGCGAGATTAACAGCCACCACAAAGGCGAGAAGGGGCTGATTCACACCAACTCCTACAAGCGAGCAGAGAAGCTTGGGGAGTCTCTTGGGAGCGCGAACGCTATCGTTCAAGACCAAGAGAAAGACAAGGTGGAGATGATTGAGGAGTGGGTTAACTCCGACAAGGACATTCTCATCTCCCCGTCGATGATGGAGGGAGTTGACCTCCACGGCGACCGTTGCCGCTGGCAGGTTCTCCTGAAGGTTCCCTACCCGTACCTCGGGGACAGTCGAGTGTCCTACCTGCTCGATGAGCGGAACGACTGGACGTGGTATATGGAGTCGGCCTCCCTCGACGTTCAGCAGTCCGTGGGGCGAGCCGTCCGTGGCCCTGAACCGAGTGAAGCCGCGTCGTACTACGTCATCGACGGGGCGTTCAACAAGCTGATGAACCGGACGAAGCCGCCGGGATGGTTCACCGAGGCGATTCGGGACGAACCGCCGGAGCATTGGAGCGACCCGGAAGCCGCACCGTGGCGATAACCGATAAAGACTTATAGTTATCACTCCGAGTCTTAGAGGAACACAAAACTATGACAGAACTTACCAACTTCACCGACCCGACGCCCGACCTGACCGACCACGAACGACGCCTACTCCGGTGGGTCGGAGCTGACGAACGACTCATCGAGGTCTGCTCGTTCGACGTGACTTCGATGGAGAGGAAGCGCGGCGACGGAAAGGCCGTCACCCGCAACTCCGCTCTCGTGGAGGTCAAGAAATACACCCGCGAGTGGGAGTCGCTGACGGAGGAGAACGCTGAGGATTTCGACCACTACGGCGGTCACTTCTTCTCGGCGCTATGGGACGGCGACCTCTACGAAGCGTACACCCGAGCCGACTACAACAACAAGGCAATCATGCTGGAAGTGTTCGACGTTCGGCGCATCAATTCGACCCGACCGGCTCACGCCGCTGAGGTGACTGTATAATGGATAATGGACTACACGGACGATACCTCGAACAGCTCGAAGCGTGGAACCTCGCCCGACAGTTCTCGGCTGAACTGGTGACGGCGTTCTACGACAAGGCCCGCTCCCTTCGGGAAGTGGTGAACAAGTGGATGGAGGTTCGGGAAGCCCGGTTCCCCCGCCTCGATGCTATCAAGCAGATGGTGTCGAACGTCCTGTTCCTGAGCGGTCGGGACTCGATAGACAACCTCGCCCGGCAGGTAATGGGATTCGATGGCTGGTGGTGAGGCGGTGCGTTCCGAAAGACCGGGCAATCAACCCCGAGCAATTAGCTTCGGTATGTCCGGGCGAATTGTTACTCCCGATTCACCCCTTCCCTATCTACTGGATGGAGGGGAACGAGGGGATGAACCCGATGAACACGGCGTCTTAGACTAATGCCGTGTAACGAGTGCGGAGAATCGGCTCGGGAGAACGGCTCGGCGGGAGTCGTGTTCGGTCTTCGCTACGACGAAGACGGCGAAGCGAGATACATCTGCTTCAAATGCGGGATGAAGGCGATAAAAGAATGAAAGCACCAGCAAAAGGTAGCGGGTATTCGCTCGAAGGCTACGGTCGCGTTCTGGTTAAGGCCGGGCCGTCCCCTGAACATCCCTACGTGTGGTGTTCTGTGGGATATGAAGACGGCGAAGAACAGTTCGAGGAAATCCACATCGAGGAGTTCAAAGAGCGGAGGATTCACTAATGAGTACCCTCGCTGACTTCGGGGCGGAAATCCCCGACAAAGACCCGTGGAAGGACAAAGAAACGCTCCGTGAGCTGTATCACGACGAAGGGCTTGACCAGTCCGAGATGGGCGACGAACTCGGCTGTTCCGCCGGGACAATCTCCTACTGGATGGACAAGCTCGGCGTCGATACAACCCACACCTCCCACAACACTCGGGCTGAACCTCAGCCGGAGGATTGGGAGTGCGAATACTACGGGGTTTGCGGCAACGAGACTCCCGGCCCTCGAAACGGGCTGTGTGATAGGTGTCTCGACCTCGCTCGGCTTAATCAGTCAGCCTACTACGACGGCGAGACGGTTGACCGGAGTAGCTTCGATGAAATGTCGGATTTCATGGAGGCGCTGTACGAAATTCACGGCAAAGACTCAGAGAACCAATAATGAGTGTTACCACTACAACAGATGAGGAGATGTTCGAGGAACTGTTCGGGAGCGTCAACACCGACACTCTCGAAGGAGCGATAGAGAACGACGAAAACACGGTCTGCCTCGGAACCTACGGCGACGACCTGAGGAAGAAGAACAAGCGGATTACGTGGGACTACCAGCTCGCGTCGGAACACCCGGTGGACGTTCAGCGAACGGACGACGGGCACTACGTAGACCTCTACCCCGAGGAGGGAGCGGAGGGGAAGAAGACCCGCGTTCAGTTCTCCTACTTCGACCACGCCGAGGAGTTCTTCGACGTGAACCTTCGGGAGAACCCCGAGGCGCTGTTCATCCACCCCGAGTGGAACTTCATTCTCGTGGTGAAGCCCGAGGACTCCGAGCAGTACCTCGCAATCGCCCCGGTCGTCCACGGAGACGAGTGATGCCGGAGACTCGAAACTGCGTGGAGTGCCCCGGAACAGCCGTCTTACAGAACGGACGTGAGACGACGTTCGAGTGTCCCGACTGTGGCACGACGTTCATGGACAACCCCCGGTGGAACGAGCGATTCAGCCTATGATAAATATACAAGAAATCCTCAACGACGTTCTCCGCGAGATGTACGCGGAAGCAGAACCGCCTCTCGACTTCGATGATGTGCTGGAAAACCCCGACGACTACGGGAGTGGTTGGTACTCCGACCACTACCTCGATGGGGACAGGCAGGCGGCAATCGTGGAAAAGCACGCCGAAGAACACGACCTGAACCGTAGCGAGCGGAAGACGCTCTCGTTCTCGGCTATCCTGAGCTACGGGCCGTCGTCTTCCCGGCGACCGGAGGTGGAAGCGTGAGCAACTACCCGCCGGGAACGTCGGCTGGCGACCCACGAGCGCCGTGGAACGCTCCCGACCGCTCTCACGACCACGAGTGGATGCCGTGTGACCCCGACTACCCCATCTTCGAGGATGGAGCGGCTGTCTTCATCGAGTCGTGCCACTACGCTGAGGGCCGTTACGGGGAGGGCTGGCAATGTGAGGAAATGCGGTCGTTCCGGTGCGACGTGGAGCGCGTCGTGCTTCTCCGCGACGGTGAGCCGGACGTGGCCTACCTCGCGTCGGAAGAAGACTACCACAACGAGTGGGGCTTCATCGAGCGGTTGTACGAAGACGCTCTGGTGTCCGTGGAAATCACGGACTTCGAGGAAATCGAGATTCTGGACTGCGACCCGCCGAACGAGTACGGTGACGGATACGTTCGGGTTCGGGTCGGTGACAAATACGAGGTCGTCTACGAACAATGAGTACGCAAAGCAAGAACTTCGCTTACGGAAAGGACGAGATTGGTGGATGCTGTTGCCCGGCGGTCGCGGCGGGCTTCGCTCCGAACACGGGCGACGAGTCCACCGAGATAGCAGAGACTTACGACTACTACGTTCGGGAGCTGGACTTGGGGAACGCTCACTCAGTAATCCCCGAGGAGAAAGCCCGCCAAGCGTGGCTCGCGGCGGTCGAAAGCATCGAGGAGGATGAGTACGCCGCTGAACGAAAGTCAAGGGTCGGGCGAGATATTGCGGAAGACCTCGGGTGGTTGTAGTGGGTGTCAAAACCGACAAGAGCGGCAACCACGTTGGCCCCGACCTCACGAAGTACGATTGGGAATACTGCCCCATCGGAGCGAACGCTCGGGACTTCCGGCTCTACAATTACGAAAAGTGCGTGGAGGTGGAGGTCTACCCGGAGAACGACGACCCCGAACAGGGGTACAACATAGTCGTTCGAGAGTTCGAGATAGTCAACGAGGATACTCCCGACGAGTATATCGAGGACGGCTACCCGGTCTACTCTCTGTATGCCGGGCCGTGGTACATCGAGATGATGAGCGCCCTCGCTACGGCAATCTCGTGGGTGGAGGAAAACCGATGAGCGCCCTACTGGACGGCCTCGCCGTCTTCGGCGTGATATTCCTCTCGACTATCGTACTCCTTCCCGTGTTCCTTCTTCAGAAGGAAATCTCGGAGAAGCGCACCAAAGACCAAAAGCAGAAGCTTGAGATGCAACTCGAAAATGAGAGGCGTCTTTGAAGGAAGTCGTAATGGAAGTTAAGGCAAAAATCACAGGACTCGATGCGGATGAACAGGATACTGAAAACATAGCGGATTTCTTCTCAGACGTTATTGACGCTCTCGAACTTGCGAGAGACGACGATGATGTAGCCGGTTATGCCGCCGAAGATTATCTCGATGAAGCTGTCTCTGCGCTCGAAGCCGCGCAGTCGGACGTTCTTCGAGCGTAGGGGTACAGCACTCAGAATAGAACGAATAATTACCAAATGTCTATGTTCAACGTGAGACAGGAGTACCGAGTAGGAACGAACCAGAAAGTCCCCAAGCAGTCCCTTTTCTACCTCCCGAAGAAGTTGAGTTCGACCGACCGACTAATCTTGCACATTGGGAAAGTCGTCGAATTATCCACCCATGAAAAACACATCGACGGTTACGAACAGTAGTATAGAGTGTCAAACACGACTTTTACAGCACCGAAACTCGATTACGCTCGAACAGAAGTTCGTCGGCAGAGGTGTTGGCGTTCACTCTCGATTGTTCCACCACTTGAGGAACTCGTAAGTGAACTTCTCTGAGTCGGATACAGTTGGCTTGAAGAAGAAGTCAACGTTGTAGTAGCCCGGCCACTTTTCGACCGTCCCAATAATCGAGTTGGGATTGATATTCCGCCAGTAGTTGCCCTGCGTGAAGTCAAGCCACGGGGCTTCGACCACGACCGGCATCGGGGCTTCCCAATCGTCGGCTCGCTTCAGCTCCCGCTCGAAGCGGTCGCGTTCGTGAGTGATGGAGTTAAGGAAGTCACCCTTCGCCTTGCGTTCAACTGCGAACGGAGGGACGTAGGTTCCGTGCTTGCCGTAGTAGCCCGGTTCCTGTACGGCGTAGTCGCCGGTACGGAGCTTCGTCTCCTTCACTTCCACGGGGTAGTCCTCGAACCAGTAACCGTGGCCCTCGTGTTCCCGAGTGTCGCGGAGAATCGTAAACTCGCTCATTCCGGCCTCCGGTGGTCGATAGTGAGAATGATGCTGAGCTGTTGATTCTCCGTGAACCCGAGGTTGCCAGCGATGTTCTCGAACAGGTCGCAGGTGTCGTTGGCAGTCGGCCAGTAGCGAGTCCCGTCGTGAACGTCGTCGTTAGCAACGAGAGCGCAAACACCGAAAGCAACGAGGCAAGCAGGTTTACCGAGGTCTTGTAGGTCGAGAGCGTCATAGATTCGTCGTGCTTTGCCCTTCTGGAAGGGCGTTAGTTCGAGTTGGCCGCTGAGGGAATCGAGGATAGCGAGGTTGTCCTGTCGGTGCGTGACCTTCTTGTTTTCCTCGCCGGGGCCGAGCCAAGTTCCCCGGTTGTAGAGCATCAGCCGCTTGAACTTGTCAGAATTGGTGTTTCGTTCGCTCGGGTCGAAGTACGTTGCGTTCTCGGTATCGGGAGTAATGACTTCAGGTGGTTGCTTCTCGGTTAGGGTTTCCATTTAGAATCATCTCAGAGGTAGAGTTCCCCGATAACTGACCTAACAGTATAACTAAGAGTATAACTACTAAGTGTATTACTAAGAGTAGTTTACTACATCGAGTCTCTTTAGCTAACAGGGTGTTATCAGAGTAGTTAGAGTAGAGTAGTAGGTACTATACTGTGTAGTAGAGCCGGAAGAACTCCTCACTCTAATAGACGGCAACTAAGGACTTAAAGATACCGATTCTAAGTCTTTGACAGCAGAACAATGAATGACATTATCACAGGCCACCCCGAAACTGGGTGGTATGAAAGAGGACGACGTAGCGTACATCGCCGGAGTAGTCGATTCACTCGGTCGGTTCCGAGTGGAAATCAGCGAGGATGATGACTTCAAGACCGGATACAAGATAGAACCATACGTTCAAATCAGTCGTAGCGACCCACAGACCGCCGTGTTCGGGCTATTCGAGGAATACTGTTCCGAGCAGGGAGTCCGGTGGGAAATCAAGGATAGCGGAACGACGATGCTGTTCAAAATCTCGGACGCTGAATCAATTGAGCGATTCTACGGGCCGCTGGCTCCGTACCTGATTCAGCAGAGTGAGCTGGCGTCCATCTTCATGGGAGAAATCCTCCCGGCGTATCGGGAGAAGGACTACCTGACGAAACAGGGGTTCTACGAGATGGTGAAGCTCACAAACGAACTGTACCGTAACGACCCGTCGATAAATAAGTGGAAGTACGAACCCGAGTTCTTCTCGGAAAAGTGGCGTGACGAAATCGAGATTTAGAGTAGCATCTCTCGGGCTTTGTTGGCCGCCGTGAGGTGGTCGTTGGATTCAGCCCACTCGATGTAGGCAATCACGTCGGCTCGCGGCACAGAGCCTTCACGACGGTCTTCCGTGGACGGCATGAGGTCGGGGTCGCCTTCCTCAATCACTTCTACAACGTTGCGGTTCTCATCGACGTGAGCAACCGGACAGTCACCCTTCTCCACCATATCGGTAGCATCCTCAGGGTGGTTCTCCTTCCCCTGAATCTGACCGAGGTGAATCATAACTCCCTGATACCCGCTGAATGGGCGTCGGCAGAAGGGACAGAGACGGGCAACGTCCTCGCCTTTGCGTTCAGACGGGTAATCCATTTCAACTTCCCGTGTACCCACAACTTCCAGATTACTAAAGTCTAAGTGTTCGGGTACATCCCCGTTCGGCCCGTGTCCGTTGCCGCTGGACTGACGAACGTGAAGGTGCATCCCTCGGGATAACCCCTCGTGGTCGCAACCCTCAACGGGGCACTTGACGACCTTTTCCTGATTCTTATGTTTCGTCTTCGCCATAGCTACAAAGACGGAGTTGCTTCGCTTAAGTCTTTGCTATCTGAGTAGCACGGAGTAAAGACTCAAAGCGGTATCTTTAAGTCATAGTATCGCGTCTAATAGAGTGAGGAGGTCGCGGTGGCCCCCTTGACTCGTTTGCTTGGCTGAGTCCTGCCATTGTTACTCGTTGGTGTCCAGCCACCTCTACGGTGGCTTTTCCGAGTTGCTGGTTAGCGTAGTGGGTAGGTTCGATTCCTCCCAACTCGATGCGGTGTACCGCTCTATTAAACAGACCAGAGAAATCTACTAAATGGAACTAACTACATTCAAACTGAAAGCTGTCGGAGTTGTTATGGCTTTCATGCTTCTCACCGCCGGTTCGCTCGGTGCGATGGCATGGAATCCCGTTGATGAAGGAAACGTCGGCGTCGTCACCGAGTGGGGTGACGCAAGCGGTGAGGTTCTTCAGCCCGGTGCGAACTGGATTACTCCTGTCCAGAACGACGTTGTGACGCTCTCTACTCGCCAGCAGGCGTACACCATGACCTCGAACCCCGGAGAGGGAGCGAAAGAATACGCTGACCCCATCGTGGTGAAGACCGCCGATGGTGTGGAGGCGACGTTCGACGTGACCGTTCGCTACCAGCTTCCGAACGACCCGGAGGCGGTGACTGACTTCTACACCGACTACCGCACTCTTGAGAACGCCGAGAAGCGGATGATTCGGACGACGCTCGCCAAGCAGATGCTCGTTACGACGGGTAGCATGAAGACGAGCGAGGTCTACACCTCCGCCGGTCAGACGGAAATCACGATGGATGCTCGGAGCCAGCTTGAGGAGAAGTTCGCTCAGACCGGCCTCGTTCTGGACTCCGTTCAGATTACGAAGGTGAACTTCCCCGAGTCTTACGAGCGTTCAATTACGGAGAAGGAGGTCGCCCAACAGAGAGAGCTGAAGGCTGAGGCCGAGGTTGAAGTGGCGAAGCAGGAAGCCCGTGCCCAAATCGAGAAGGCTCGTGGTGAGGCGAAGTCGAACGAGATTGTCGCTCAGTCCGTTCGTAACAACCCGGAACTCATCCAGATTCGCTACATCGAGGCAATCAAGAACTCGGATGGTAAGACCATCTACCTCCCGAGTGACGAAACCCCCTCGCTCGTGACGGAGACTGACGAAGAAGGCGAGTAGGATGTTCAAAGTCGTCTTCTTGATTATTCTGTGGCTGTTCCTCGTGGCGGTTATCACGGTGGCCGCGTTCGGATACTTCCGACGAAAGGCTGAGTTGGAACACGAGGAGACGATGTACGAAATGAAGAACGAGTAGCACACTCGTTCTGCGTTTTGCGACCAATGGTGGCCCTATGACCATGCCCCTCGACGGGCGTGGGTAGGGTCAAGGCGAGGTTCGATTCCCGCCGGTCGCTTCCCCTTAGTCATTGGGGATTCGGTACTACGCTACCTAAGCCGTGCCAGCGACGGTTATCTGCTGGAAACCAGAGAGAACTATGTTTGGATTCATCCGAAACCTACTGTTCGGCAGTAACGACAACGAATACGACTACCTCGACCTCGGCGGGGCGGAGGCGGTCTTCAACGCAATCACGGAACGCACGGACTCCGGCTTCGAGGTTCAGATTCAGTTCGGTGAGCCGAGACTCATCGACCGGGGTGAGCTGACCGAAGACCTGTACGTGGTCATTCCCACGTACACGGAGAACGGCCCCGACCCGGCTGACTTGGAGTTCGACCTCCCCGATGGTATCGAGGACGCTTCCGCCGAGTTCTTCGACCTACTCGATGCGTTCGGTATCGAGAAGGTGGCCGACGTGTTCGAGCTGACCGGGATGAGCGTTCCCGGCAACCGCGTGAACGGCACGGTCGTTCCGAACTTCGACGCGCTCTCGGAGGAGTAAGTGAGCTACACTCAGACCTCCGGCGACCTCGAAGTGACTCTTGAACCGTTCGGTGACGGAGACGAGGTGGACATCATCTCTATCGAATATCCCGTCTCTCTCAACGATTCTGCTCTACTCGATTCTCTCAACTCTCTCGCTGACGATATTCGGTCTGACGGCCTCTCCGTGAAGAATCTCTCTACGTGGGTTAACCGTCTCGATAAGTAATGTCTCCTACGTCTATCTCTCCCGGTCGTGGTTCTCCACTTGCTACTAACTTCATCGAGCGGGGTATCCCTCCCGACGACTTCTAAGACTCATATAGGTATCTTTAAGTCTTAGTCCCACATCTAATAGAGTGGGGACAAGCACCCAATCCTTCCTTTCTCTTGCCGAGGTAGCTCAGTTGGTAGAGCGCGTGGCTGTTAACCACGTAGTCACAGGTTCGAGTCCTGTCCTCGGCGCTTGGCTACGCGAGGTGCTGGCCGTACCTTTGTAGCCACTCCCGTTCACGCGGTGTGGACACCCCCAATCATAGGCCATTTCTGGACGTGTTCAAGGCGAACGCGGAGGCTGTAAACCTCCCAAGGGCGGTTCGATTCCGCCCGTCCAGACTTTCTACGGCGCAAATACCTATGCCGTAGCTGGCTTCGTACCGACCGATAACCAGAACCAGAGAAACCCAACTACAACAAATGAGCCTTTTCGACACCGACTACAACAGCGGCGGTAGCAACAACAGCAACAGCGGCGCGGGCGGCGACTTCGAGGAGCGCCTGTCGCTCAAGATGAACAACTACGCCTTCATCTCGTTCACGATTGGTCGTCTCGGTGAATACACCGGGTCGTCCTACGGGCAGTCCCTCATCGTGGACGCCGACGACGTGGAGGTAATCGACGGAATCGTGATGGAGCGGTCGCCCGGCGACCCGGACGATGATACGGTCAAGGTCTTCGGGTGGGACACTTGGTTCGCCACCGACGACAACGGCGCACTTGCGGAGGATGTGGACGCCGACGACGTTCCTTCCCGGCACAACGAGCAGTTCGGTAGCAACGACTTCACGTACAAACTCTCCGAGGCGGTGAAGGAGGGCGACGACCCGGTGAGCCTCGGCAACTGTACGCTGTGGCTCAGCAACGGGACGAAGAACCGCACCTTCGCCAAGGTCATCACGCCCGCCGGTCACGACGTGGTTGACGACAAGGACGACAACTACAACTGGCTGAACGAGGATGCTCTCGAACTTCGAGACGACCTCGAAGGCCGCCGCGTGATTCTCTCCTACTACAAGGACGGCTTCCTGCCGGACGACGCGGAGAGCGAAGACGACTACGTGGAATACACGGACGCGAAGGTTCTCGACGCCGAGACGCTGGCCGGTATCACCATCGCCAACAACGGCGGCGGTGACAGCGACGACGCCGACGAGTCCTCCGGTGACTCCGGTGGTTCGCTCGGCGGCGACGGCTCCGACGACGAGGGGCTTCCCGAGGGTGTCCCGCAGGCCGCCGACCAGATTATCGACTTCATGGCGAACACGGGCGAGACGAACCCGGAGAACGTCGAACAGCTCGTGAACGGCGAAGTCGGTGACGCCGACTACGACCTCGATGCGGTGGTTGCGGAAATCGAGAACCGGATGTAAAGACTCGGAGACGCACCCCTAACTCTTAAAGATGGACAAGGACGACGCCAAGCAGTACGTGACGGAGGTACAGGTCGGTACGGACAAGAAGAAACAACTCGGGCAGTACGAACCTGCGACGGCCCACACGTTCCTAACCGCCGAGATTCCCCACGAGGACGGCGAGCCTGTTGACGACCCGGAGGAAGTCATCGAGGCTCTGGAAGACCTTGCGTGGGAAGCGACGGAGAGGAGCATCATGGAGCGGTGGGAGAAGCACGTCCGAAAGGACGAGTAGGCTCTGTTCTCCCGCTCGATGAAGTAGTATAGTCCCGAGCTTAGGCCATGAAATAGGTTCCTGAAATTACGCTCGCAATGCACATACCCGTTCTCAACCAGATGGAAGAAACCTACATTCCGAACCTGTACGACCTGACGCTGATGAAAGAGGATTTCGGGCTGATGGGGGAAGAAGACACCCTTCAGACCGTGTTCCTCTCGTGGTTCAACGGAGGGTTCGTCGCTATGACCGGCCTCTCACGAGGTGGCAAGGACATGGTGGTGGATGCGGCTGACTACTGTACGATGGGGGACTTCGTGTTCAAGGTTCCCGACTCGACCAGTAAGACCGACCTCTACATGAAAGAAGACCAGATGAACTCGGCCCGTGTCCACCGTTACCCGGACATTGCGACCCTTCAAGACAAACAGCACTTGGAGGAGATTATGAAGCGACACGGAGAGGGCAAGTCGGCTACCCACTCTCGCGCTCTCGGTACGAGCGGTCAAACCGAGTCGTTCGAGCTGAAGCCGCCGGACGCCTTCGTGCTGTTCGTCGCTTCGGACAACCAGCAGGTTGACCTCAACGACTACCCCGAACTTCGGAACCGCGCTCTCGTCGTCTCCATCGACGCCAGCGAGGAGCTGACCAAGGAGGTGAACGAGCGGCAGGCCCGGCAGGAAGCTGGCCTCGTCGAGTATAACTTCACCGAGGATGAGCGCGACGAGATTCGCCGGTACGTCTCCGGCATCCCCGTCAAGATGTTCTCGTCCGACGACGGCCCGAACGGTGGAACGCTGAACCCGGTGTCGGTTGCGCTGAACAACCAGAACCCGCTCCCTCAGCACTTCACCGAGGCCCGACAGGACTTCCCGCGCCTGCTGGACTTCTGCCGGTCTGTGGCTCTGTTCCACTACAAAGACCGCATGACTCCCGCCCTTCCTGACCGGAAGGAGACGGCGACTCTCCTAATCACGCCCGCCGACGTGTGGTACGCCATGCGAATCTTCGGTGAGCAGATGATTCTCTCGGCGCTCAATCTCCGCGAGATTGACTTCGAGATGCTGTCGATGCTTCGAGAATCCAACAGCGGGTACTCGAAGGCCGAGATTCAGATGGAGATGCGCGACCGTGGCTTCAACATCACGAACCGGGACGTTCACTCCGCGCTGAACAATATGCTCACGAAGGGCTACGTTCGCAAAGACCAGAACGAGAACCCCGTGATGTGGAAGGCATCCGAGTTCGCGGCTCAGGCGAAGCGTGACGTGAGCCTCAATTGGGAGGAAATCGTGGAGGACACGAAGGAAACCGCTCGAAAGGCCCTCCCCGACGACATTGCGGAGGAATACATCGAGCGGTACTGCGAAGGCGACGGCCTGTTCGTGACCCACCCCTTCACCGGGGAGAAGCTGAACATCACGAAATACAACATCCTCGAAGAAAAGGTCGAAGAAGCGACCGAGCAGGAGGAAGACGTGTTCTCCCAAGACCTCTACGGCGGAGGCGACGACGCCGATGAGTCCGACGACGCCGACGACACCGACGATGCTGGCGCGGAGCAAGCCTTCGCTGGTGGCACGCTCGGATGAACGGTCGCTGGACGTGCCGGTGCTGTGAAACCAGTACCGGCGGCGTAGCAGAATACTGTCCGGGCTGTCAGAGTGCGGGCTGTACGAGCTTCACCGAGAGGTGTACCTAATGACCACTCAAACACATGGGAAATCACGAGAAGCTTCTATGGGAAGCATCGAAAGTGTGGTGTCCCGACGTGGGGCCGGACGCTCCACGTCGGGTAAGCACCCGGTTTAGGATACAGGAACCGGCGAACAATCGAGTAGAGTTGGTAAGCAGTCTTCTTGAGGCCGGTCGCGCAGGAAAGGACGGGTTCGTATCCACCTACTCCTTCCCTCGGGGTCACACGGACGACGGGGACAACATCCCGAAGATAGACACTATCTTCATTGACTTCGACGTTCCCGCTGACTCCGAGTACCGCGAACGGAACCGAACCCTCGATGCGTGGAAACGCTCGATGAGTGACCTCCTGATTCGCGTTCAGTTGGTCGCTGAGGCAATCCTCGAAGGCGGCAAAGAACAGCATTGGCGAGCGTCCCTCTCCGGTCACAAAGGAATCCACCTATTCTTCGACTTCGAGGAAGTGGACGTAGCCAACGGGTCGTACACTCAGTTCAAGCGTGGACTCGAAAAGTACGGCAACCAGATGATAGAGCAGTTGGACGAAATCGCTGGTGGAATCAACATCGACCCGTGGGTTGACGTTGACTCAAGCGACCTCGCCCGACTCGTCCGGCATCCCAACACGCCCCACCCCGGCGCTGAACACCGGGAGGAAACGAGTTGGTGTGTCCCGGTTGGAATCGAGGAACTGGTAGACCTCACCCCGGACGACTATCTCGAACTTACCAGCGGCCCCCGGCCCGTTCCCCACAAGGCACGGTCGCCTTCAGCGGCGGGACGCCGGGAAGTGGCCCTCGAAGTGCGGAACGCCAGCGGTGGCGAAGGCACGTACAGCGAGCGCCGTGGGTCGGTCAAAGACCCGAAAGCCGTGAAGAAATACCGGGAAGAATCGAACGACCGAATCAAGGTCAGCGACATTCCGCTTCTCGTCGCTAACAAGCCCTGTATCATGGAGTTCATCAAGCGTGACGACTCCTACTCCTACGGTTCTGAGAGCCGCGTGATGGAGATTAACGTGATGAAGGAGCTGATTCAGAAGAAGGTTCCAATCGAAGTTATCGTGAACTTCTTTCGCCCCATCGAGGGGTATAACGAGTCCACGACGCGCTCTCTGGTTGAAGACCTCATCTCTCGCTACGAAGGCCCGTTCGTTTGTCAGAACGTATGGGACGCAGGCGGCGAGTTCTGTGTCGGAATGAATGACCGCTCGGACGAATCCTGCCGAATCTACGACGAAGAATACGTACCTCAATGAACTACGAACAGAACCTCACACCTACTGAACTGGAAATCATCGACCACCTGCCCGCTGGCTACGCTCAGCTCTCCGAGGAGTTTGGCTTCTCCGAGTCTACCGCCCGCGACCACATCAGCAGTATCGAGCGCAAGGGCGCTCCCCTTGCGAAAAGACGCATCGAGGGGAAGGTCGAGGCGTATATGCGGGACACGGAGAAGGAACACCCCACGAACCAGAACAAGACCCGCGAGTACGGTTCGACCACGAAGGCAACGAAGACGAAGCGGCTGAACAAGGCCGCCGGGTCGCTCTCGAAGCGCCTCGATAAAGTCTTGAACAACACGGAACCCGCTATCAGCGCCGTCCCGCTCTCCGAGGGTGGTGAGGAAGACGTGGTGATTCACGTCACGGACGACCACATTGGCGACGTTCTCGAAGACGAGTTCGGGAACGAGGTCTTCAACACCGAAATCGCTCTTGAGCGGATTCGCTACCGGACGCAGAAGACGCTCGAACTGATTGAGCGCCAGCGGAAGGCCGGGTGGGACTTCCACACGGTTCACTACGTGATGGGCGGCGACATTATCACCGGCTCCGGTATCTACTGGGGACAGGCGTGGGAGGTCGAACTGAACTTCAACGAGCAGGTAGACCTCGCGGCCCAAGTCCACTTCGAGCAGATTCGGACGCTCGCGGAGAACTTCGACGCCGTTCAGGTCGTGTGTCAGACCGGCAACCACGGCGAGATTCGGATTAACGGTTCGAGTCAGAAGGCGAACGGCGACGATATTGTGTACCGGATGCTCGATGCGGTGGTTCGGGCGTCGGAGTACGACAACATCACCTTCATCCGCAACGAGCGCACCGGGTTCACGAACTTCGAGATTCGGGGACACCGCGCTCACATCCGCCACGGACAGAACGCGGCGGAACACATCGGGACGGCGGCGGCGAAGCGAGATTGGAGAGGATGGCTCCTTCAGCACAACTTCGAGATTGCCTACGCCGGGCACTACCACACGCAGGGCGTTGACCGCGTGATGAACGTTCCCGTGATTCGCTCCGGTTCCATCAAGCCGCCGGGCGACTTCGAGGAATCCATCAGCGAGTGGTCGATGCCGGGTGCGACGATTCACGGCGTCTCTGACTCTCTGCCGCTGACGTGGCTCTACGACGTTCAGTATCAGCCGTAAAGACTCGAAGACTTAGCGCCGAGTCTTTTACAAAGAGTTAAGCATAGTCCGACGAGTCTTAGCAGTAACACCAGCAGGAAATTAAATGGACAACAAAGACGAGTTCTTCGGCAAGCCAAGAGCTGACACCACTACCATCGAAAGCGGCCCTGAAATCCACGACTACTGGGCGCTTCACAAGTTCGCACTCGAAACCGAGTACGACTGGATGCCCACTCACCTCCGCTGTTACCACCCCGGACGGATGATTAACGGCGAGCTGATGGAGGGCTACTACGACGAGTTCATTCCCGTAGCCCACGACGCTCCGAGAGGCCGAGTTCTCAAGAAGAAGGTGACGGAGGAAACCCTCACCTGCCCGGACTGTGAGGAAGCCGCGAAGAAGATTGACACCGGAGAGCCGGTGTGTCCCGAGTGCGGTCTTATCTGCGACGAAGGGCGACCGACATACGAAATCGTGAACGACCCCAAAGCGGCGGGTCGCGTCAACGCTGAAGCGGGAGGTATCTAATATGGACATGACTGACCCAACAGAGAAGACTGCCGAGTTGAAACGCCTGATGAACGAGACGACCGTGGAAATCGGCGGTGAGGAGGAGTCGCTGGCAGACCTCGTGGGCGACATTAAGACGGCCCATCAGGAGTTGGACGCCTACAAGTCGGGGGCACTCAAGCTGAGCAACGCCCTCGATGAGCGGATTCTCATGGCGAAAGGCGACGAGGACGAACAGCTCATCGAGATTCTGGAAGGACTCAAGGAGTCTGCTTTCGGCGTCTACCTCAGACTTCAGCGCGGCGACCTCGAACTGCTCGGAGAACGCGACGGCAAGCACTCCGGGTACTTCGCACAGGACGACGAGTAAGCGCCCTCCACCATAATGATGAGTTTCGGAACAGACGGAATCAGCCATAACATCCATCTCGCTCAGGTTGACGACGACGGCAATCTCTCGAACTTCAAAGAGTACGAGAACGTCCTCGATGTGATGAACCTCCCTGATGGGACGGTCAAGTTCTACTACGAGAACGGCCTCAAGCAGATTCAGGGCGGTCGAATCGTCCGGTCACAAGTTCGCGGTATCAAGGACGCCTTCCGGTATCGGTGTTCCAAGTGCCAAGCGTTCGAGACGGACGTAATCAGCCAGCGAGACAGGGGTGAACAGACCGAGATGGAGTGTCCGGTTTGTGAAGAACCGACCGACCACGCTCGAATGGACGTGGACGAAATCAAATACGACCGGGTACGACATGGACGAGATAAATAACGGAGACTTGCTCGAAGAAGCGAAGGAAATCATCGAGGGGCGTTCGGAAACCCACGGCGCTCCCGAGGATTCCTTCGATAGAATCGCCGCGTACTGGTCAACCTACCTCTCGATTCAGTACGGACTCGAATGGGAACTAACCGCCTCTGACGTGGCGGAGATGATGGCGTTGTTCAAACTCGCCCGAGCGCAGGGCGGTGACTACAACGAGGACGACTACCGTGACCGTCTCGGCTACGTCAATCTCGCCAGCAATCTACGATGAACGAAGAAGACCAAGACCTACACGACGAGATTGACGCGCTCGCACTCGAAATCGAGCGGTCAATACAGGAAGCGAAAGCGACGAACAAGAAATGGGAGGGGGTGTTCAGCCCGGAACCCCGTCAGATGAAAAACCAAGCGGAGGCGCTGTTCTCGTGAGCGTCGGACTCCCTCAGGAAACGAAGGATATTCTGATGGATATTCTCCGCCGGGCCGCCGGGGAAGACCGCGCGGTAATCGAGTTCAAAACACGAGATGGAGAGCTTCACGCGATGGACATAACCGAACACGTCGAGGTACTGGAAGATGAGCAAGGCACTAACTGACGACGGGCGAGAAATCGACCTGACCGTTCCCGACGAGAACGCTGAGAACGGCCTCGAACACATCTCGAAGTCCCGCGTCAAGACGTACCTCCAATGTCCAAGGAAGTTTCTATATTCCTACTGGATGGACAACCGGACGCCCGGTTCCTACCACACGGAGAAGGGGAGTCAGATTCACCGGGCGTATGAGACGTTCCACCTGAACCTCATCGAGTACGTCGAAGAACACGGCGAGCGTCCCGAGACGTATGCCGAGTTGATGGGGCCGTGGGAGGATTGGGCGCAATGGCTCCACCCCCATATTGCGAACTTCTGGAAGTTCGAGGATAAGCGGTGGGAGTTGGCCTGCGACTACGCCGCCGCGAAGTTCCGCGCTCTGGACGACCCCCGTGACGGGAAGACCGTGATGGAGTACGCCCTCGATGCGTGGCTCCCCCTCGGGGTGGAGGTCGAAGGTCGGCTCGAAGGCGACGATATTCCCATCGGGAAGCTTCCGTGGATGGGGTACGCCGACGCCCTGCTTCACGCCGCGACCGTCCCCGGCATCGAGGCTAACGAAGGTGTGGTCATAGTTGACTACAAGACCGGGAAGGTTCAAGACCCGAAGTACCGCCACAAGGGAATCTACCTCGAAGGTGAGTTCTACGGGTGGCTGTTCGAGAACGACCTCGACTACGAAATCGCCGGGGTCGCCGGGTACTATCCGCAAGAGGATGAGCTGGTCGTCAGTCCCTACCCGGACGAAGACCGCCGACACATCATCCGAAAGGCCGTCCTCGGGATGCAGATGGAACCGACCGAGGAAAACTACGACCTGAACACCGGCCCGCTCTGCCACTACGGTCACGGCAAGTGCTTCTTCTACGATGAGTGTGCCTCGACGTGGGGGAAGAAGGGCGGCGAAGGCTACCACGGATTCGCGGAACCGGACGGCTCCACGAAGCCGAAGGACGAGATAACGAACCACAAGCGAACGAAGAACTGGTATCCCTACTGATGAGTCATTGCGACTGCTCCCCGGAGGAGCAAGACTACTACAAGGAGGAAATCAGCCCCTCTCACCACGATGGAGAGACGTGGGCGACGAAGTGCCGCAACTGTTGGGGCCTCGTTCGGATTCACTAATGGACTTCAATCTACCTCACAACTGTACGAAATGCGGTAAAGAGTTCAACTACCTGAACCCCGAGTCGAACGACGATTACTACGTGGTTCAGAAAAGAAGCGCCCGCTACCGTGGGGCGACCGCCTCGGTCGTTTACTGTAAGGGGTGCGCCCCGTTCGGGAACACGAAAATCCCCTCTCAACTCGGCCTCGATGAGTGACGGGGAAGTGTTCCTCCGCCTCTGCCTGATACCTCTCGGCGTTCTCGTCCTGAGCTTCGGGCTTGGAGCCGTCTACGACTACCTGCGACAAATCTACAATAACCGAAAATGACCGAAGAAAACCTCAGCTTCGTCCTACACAACGAATCGTTCGATGACCTCGCCTCGATTCTCACCGAGTACGCTCAAATGAAGCGTGTTGTGAGACAGCACGACCAAGCGGAGAACGCGGAGGTAATCCGCAACTCCCTGTACGCACAGCACGCTCACTCCCTGAAGTAGCCGATAATTCCTAATGAGTCTCACCGAGTACGCATCGACCAGCGACAGCACCAGCTCACCCGACCGAATTGATGTTATAGTAACGTCCTGCGGCGGAGAAGATATGCCCCGAGCGGCCTACCGTAGTGGCTCGCTCGTGGGGATGGAAAGTACGAAAGCCCGACCACCGAGGGAAATTCCGGTGGAGTTCGTCGATTGGCCGTTCCTTCAAGATGATATTCCGTTCGACCAGAAGTGGGAAGCCCACCTCGATGTGGTGAAACGCGAACAGCCGAAATATGCTGTTGCGCCTGATATTACAGACGAGTCTTCCCTCGATTCTACTCTTGCTAAGGCTGACCGTCTCGGTCGCCACGCAGAGGTGGTTATCGTGGTTCCGAAGGGCGTCAAGCCCGACCGCGTTCCCTCTCGCTTCCGTGTCGGACTCCCCGCTCAAGACCGCTTTGGTGGTGTACCGTGGCCTGTATGGGAGTACCGCAACTGCCGAAGCGTTCATATCCTCGGCGGAAGCCCCCACCGACAGTTCGAGTTATCCCACTACGTCCCCGTCCACTCCGTTGACACCGCCTCACCGTTGAAGGCGGCTCAATTCGGGAGTGTGTGGCAGGGCGATAAGTGGGGTGAGAGCGGCCACAACTACTACGACCGCATCGAGCGGTCGATGGAGAACGTTCTACTCTCTTGGAACAAGGACGACCGCGTTGACTCCGCGTTCCTGAACCGACGACGGCGGGAGGTCGAACACCCACAAACCCCGCCACTTCTCGAAGACGAACGGAAGGCCCGACCGCCTTCTCGTGACGAGCTTTGTCTACATCCCGACGACGAACATCCGTTCCCCGGTCGGGCATATTTCTACCGCGATGACACGCTCTCCTACCCTGAGTGGAAGGAGGAATACCGGGGCGAGTCCCCGGCGTATCTCTAATTCTCTGTATCTCTGTTTCGGTCGAAACACCGTCAGCATCCGCTGGCGGTGCGGCACGAATCCAGAGACATGACCAAATGCCGAAAATGCGAAAATAGAGAGCCTGTTCCCGGCAAGTCGCTCTGCCATTTCTGTTTGGAGATAGCAAAGAACGCGACAATGAGGGAACGGCAACGAGATAATGAGTAGCACACTACACGACTACGCAGAAACACCAGCACCGAAGACGACACTCGTTGCTCCGATACGTAAATCGGACGTAGTAATCGGCCACTTCGGAGAGGATGCTCACCGTGGTCGGATTGCCGCCTTCCCTCGGAACCGTCACGGGAAGGGCGAAGCCGACCAGCACTACTTCCGCAAATACGCGGGGTACGCAATCTCCGAGGACATTCTGAATCAAGTTCGCGGGATGGGCGTCAATTCCATCTTCATCTTGGAGCGAGACGACACTCGGATTGTAGAGTACGACCCGGTGGCGTTCACCGATGGAGAGGTCGTCGCCTACGACCCCGAAGCGAACACAATCATCGAAGGAAAGGGCCGCATCGAGCGGAACCGCGACGGCTTCGAGGACATACAGTACGTCGCACCGGAAGCGACGGCGAAAACGACGTGGAATCGTTCTGAGGTTAAAATCACCAAACAGCGATGAGTAAGAACCAGAGTCACCAGCAAGCCGCACCGTGTGGATGTAACAACCCCCGAATCGCCCCGCAGGGCGGATGCCGAACCTGCCTGAACTGTGGATGGAGCGCCTGTCTCGTTTAAAATGAAGGAAATCTACGTCACGAACACCGAACTGATTTACGAAGACTACACCCCGAAAGTCGAACTGTTCGGGCGAACCGAGGCCGGGAAGCACGACTCAATCGTGGTCGAAAACTTCCCGTCCTACTTCTACATCCCCGCTGAGGAGAAAGGGAAGGTAGACCCGTTCGATAATGACTACATCGAGGGGTATGACGACACCGACTTCACCGGCCTCGTGGACGGAGACGAGCTGGCGAAGGTAATCGTCAACAACCCGAAGAAGATGGGCGAGGTCGCCTCGTTCTTCTCGAAGTCGTGGGAAGCCGACGTGGACTACACCGACCGGCTCCGAATCGACTACAACATTAAGACCGGCGTTCGCGCCCCGTCTGGTCGGGTCAGCCCCGACGAGCTTGAGCCGGTGGAGTTGGACGCGCCGCCCCGCGTTCTGACGTTCGACATTGAGACTGACGACCGGGGCGAGGGCTTCCCCGACTACGGGAAGGCCCGAATCCTGAGCATCGTCGCTCACGACAACTACACCGACGAGTACGTGGGATTCATCGACCTCGACGGTCACGGCCTTGGCGACCGCTTCCCCGACGCCGACCTCGATGCGGTGAGCCACCCGAGCGACCTCGGCCTTGAACACCTCGACCAGCTCAAGTTCGAGCCGAGCGAGCGGAAGATGCTCACGGAGTTCGCCAAGTACGTCAACGAGATGGACAGCGACCTCGTGGTTGGCTGGAACAGCAACGGGTTCGACACCCCGTTCGTTATCGAGCGGATGAAAGAGCGCGGTGTCAACGCCGACCGCCTCTCTCGCACCGGGAACACCTACACCGGATACGGCGGCCCGACGATTCAGGGACGCACCTGCTACGACCTGATGGACGCTTGGAAGGACACCAAGTTCACGAAGGTCAGCGGGTCGCTGGACAACGCCGCCGAGATGGAGTTGGAGGACGCGAAAATCGAACACTCCGATAAGGGCTTCTACGAGCTATACTCGGAGAACACTCGAAAGTTCCTCAACTACAACACGAAGGACGTTGCCCTCACCGTGGGTATCAACGAAGCCGCGAACGTCCTCGCGTTCAAGAAGGCGCTTCGAGACACCATCGGTCTGGACTTCGAGCAGACGACGGCGAACAACGAGTTCATCGAGATGATGATTCGCCGGAAGCTCTACAAGGAGGGCTACGCCGGGCCGACCGCGAACCCGCCGGAAGACACCGAGAAGTACGACGGAGCCTACGTGTTCCCGGCGTTCAACGGCCTCAAGGAGAACGTGGTCGGTATCGACCTCGCTTCGCTGTACCCGAACGCTATCTGGATGCTGAACGCCAGCCCGGAGACGAAGGTTGACCCGCTCTACGTGGAGGAACACGACGACGGCCTCTACGCTGTCCTCGAAGAAGGGGGCGACCTCGTTCCGGTGGCGAAGGCGGCCAACGACGTTTACTTCCGGCTCGACTTCGACGGCGTGTTCCGCGAACTGGTGGACGAAGCACTCCGCCTCAAGGAACACGCGGGCGAAATGAAGAAGGACGACTCGCTCAGCGCCGACGAGAAGGCTGAGTGGGCCGAGGAGTATAGTGTCAGGAAGACGATAGTTAACTCGATTTACGGCGTTCTTGGATGGGTTCGCTTCTTCCTCTACGACGACGATATTGCCGCCGCTGTCACCCTCACCGGGCAGGCAGTAATCAAGCGCACGGCAAAGCACGTCAACGAGGAAACTGTCGCAAATGTGGCATATGGCGACACGGACTCGAACTACATCGAGTTCCCCCCGGAGTGGGGACAGGAGAAGTGCCTCCGCGAAGCCGAATCCATCACGGGCGAGCTGAACAACGAGGTCTACGTTGACCTCGCCGCCGAGTACGGGATGCCGACCGACCCGTGCCGGTTCGAGATTGAGATTGAGATGTACGCCTCTCACTTCTTCATGTCCGGGCAAAAGAAGTTCTACGCCTACACGAAGACGTGGGATGAGGGGATGGACTACTCCGACCAAATCAAGGACGGGAAGGGTAAGCTCTCTATCTCCGGCTACCCGTGTAAGAAGGCGAACACGGCTCAGCTCACCAAGGAGGTTCAGCGAGAGACGCTGGAAGCAATCGTTCGGGGAAGTTCGAGCGACGATATTCGTCGGATTATTCGGGAAGGGGCCGGTCGCATCGACGCCTCTAACCCCGACTTCGACCTTATCGGAATCCCCGGTGGTCTTGGCAAGGAGCTTGAAGACTACTCGTGGACAAACGGGACGCCGAAGGACGCTTCGCCCCGAGCGGCCTACTACGGTAACAAGTTCATCAAGGACTGTAACTTCGGGAAGGGGAACACCGTCAAGCGGGTCTACCTCAAGCACACGACGCTCGGAGAAGACACGCTCGATGTGATTGGATACGAACGGGGGGCGCAACTGGACGACCTCCGAGACGACCTCACCGTGGACGTGAAGCGGATGCAGGACACGCTCGTTCGGAACCCGATGGTGGACATTCTGGACGCCGTTGGAATCGACGTGGACGCCGCGATTGAAGGTCAGAGTCAGACCGGGCTGGCCGCGTTCTGCTAAAGACTTAGATAGAAGTCTTTAAGTCCTTGCCCAACGTCTATTAGAGTGAGGAGCCGCTGTTCTGCGCGATAATCTAAACCAGAGAGACACATCTATGAGACGCTTTCAAGCTGTCACCGAAGACGAACTTGCATCACTACTTGCTGACGTTCTCAGCGACGTACTACGAGAAGACTGCCGCATCGAGGGGTTTAGCGAAACCCATCACTTCCACCCGGAAATGACCGAAATCGACCTCAATCTCACCTACTACCACCAATGAAAGTCGAACTGAAGACTGAATACAGCACCCCGAACGCCGACGACGTTCCCGTTATGGCCGCTCGTGGCGACTACATGAGCGAATCCCTCGTCGGGAAGACCGTCGAGGACGCCCTCGCTGGAACCTCGAAGACTCAGGAGGAACTACTCAAGGAACTGCTCCGACGCGGCCACTTCGGGCCGTTTGAACACATCCAAGCGTTCTTCGCGGTCGAAGGACTCAGCCGGTCGGCTATGGCTCAGGTCACGCGACACCGCCATATGTCGTTCGACGTTCAGAGCCAACGCTACTGCGACTTCTCCGAGAAGAACATCGTCGTCCCTCCGGGCGATAAGAACAACCCCTCGGCGGAGGACGTGGTGCTTGGACAGTACGACGGAGCCGTTGAGGACTTCACCGGACGGGACGCCTTCGAGGGCCACTTCGTAAACTCCGTAGAGCTGTACGAACGGCTCATCGAGCAGGGGATGGCGAAGGAGGACGCCCGGTTCGTTCTCCCCATCGGCGTTGAGGTTGACCTGACGTTCTCCGCGAACGCTCGGACGCTGATGCACTTCTTCGACCTTCGGAAGAACATGAAGGCCCAATGGGAGGCCCGCGAGTTCGCTACGAAGGTTCTCGATGAGTGTATGGAGTGGTCGCCGCTCGTCTTCTCGGCCTACGAGGAGGTCACGAACAACAACTCCATCATCGCGCCATGATTCTGTCTCAGCACGATATTCAGCACGCGATTAGCCGGGGCGACCTCGGGGCGACTCGGGGGAACGGGAAACAACTCTCCGTCGAACCCGCCTCGATGGATTTGCACCTCGGGTCGGAGCTTCGGATTCCTTCCGCTACGGGAGTGGTCGAAGTGGACGACGCCGACACCTACCCGGCCCACTACGAAAGAACGAGCGAGCTATCACTCTCTCCCGGTAAGTTCGCTCTTGCCCACACCGAGGAGAACATCACCGTCCCCGACGACAAGGTGGGTATCCTCCACGGGCGTAGCTCGGTCGGACGACTCGGCCTGTTCATCCACAACGCGGGCTTCATCGACCCCGGTTTCCGGGGGCAGGTGACGCTCGAACTGTTCAACGCGGCCCCGTACCCGATTCGACTCCGCGACGGGATGCGGATTTGCCAGCTCGCACTTCACGATATGAAGACGACGCCGGACGTGGCCTACTCGGAGGAGAACGGGAACAAATACAGCGACCAAACCGGGGCGACTCCCTCCCGGCTGTACGAGGACTTCGATGAATCGGCTTGAGCAAGTCCACGAGCTTCTGGAACAGACGAAGCTCGGAGACGAAGCGGTGTACGGCGACGGCGTTTCCGGCGAGGTCGGGACGCTCAAGCAGTTCGTTCCTGAGGTCGAACCCTCTCGGGACGTTCGGCTTGCCCGCCACCTGAACGCTATCCTTCAGGAGATTCCCAACGACGCCTTCAGCCCGGAGACGTTCCACGAACTCTACAACATCCGCAACGAGGTGGAGGACGAAGCCCGGCGGGATGTTCTCGCTCGGTGTGAAGTTGACTCGATGGAGTTGGGCGGTTCGTTGACGACCTACGATGCCTACGACCCAATCTCGAAGATTCGGTTCAACATCTCGGAGTCGGAGTACCGGGCTTACGAAGACGCGCTGGACACGGCGAAGGAGTGGCTTGCTCGTGCCGTGGTTGAGCCGTGACGAAAGGACTCATCGAGGTGGTCACGGAGCCGTCTGATTCTGACTTCGAGTTTCCACCTCTATTCCAAGACCAGTCATACCACTACGACGTGACGGACTTTTACTGGACAAAAGAGGGCAACGTAGCCCACTACGTCCGGTTGAAGAACGACGAGAATTTCAATTGGCCGCCGACCGTGGACGTTGGAATCGGAGTTATCGAGGTGTGACGTGGGAGAGAGTCCCCCGGTTATGGGAACCCACGACGAGTGGGTGGACGTTGTATTGAACGGCGAATACCTCGGGACGGTGAACCCCGAAGACCCCGGAGACGAAACGATTACCGATGGAATTGGAAGTTCCCGACGACGCGAAGGTTCGAGCGATAACTGACCACAACGGAAACGTCTGCGGCTACCTGTTCGGGCGGTACGAGCTTCCGTGGCCGCTCATCGAGCGTATCGACCAGCCGATTCCGACGACCGGCTACCACGGCGTTAACTACCACACCAGACCAATCGAAGAATGAACTTTAGAAAGATTCTACTGATACTTGCGGTTGTATCGACTATTACTCTCGCTGGCTGTGTTGCTGAACAGCCTGAGGAGTCCCCGATTAAAGCAAACGCCTCTGACGCTACGGAGGTCTACGAGGATAATCAGAAGTCGGTTGACCGATTCATCGACCGGGAAGCTGGTGTCGTCTGCTACGCTTCGGTCGCTTACGAAGGTGGCGGCCTCTCTTGCGTTCCGATGAACGACACCAACTTCGGGAATAAATGAAGACAGCTAACACCTACATCTACTCGTTCTACCTCGGGTTCACGATTCAGGCGTTCCTGCTTCTGTTCTTGGAGGTAGCGTTCTATGGTGTGCTGGTGGTTTCGCTTCTGAATATGCTGGCGACGATGTTCGTCTATCCGTGGTTCTTCGTGTGGTTCTTGAAGGGTTCGTGGTCGGTTCCGCTCCGGTTCTTGAAGCCACCACAGTAGTCCTTAAAGACTTAAATCGGCATCTTTAAGTCATATAGTACCGTCTGGTACTATACGACGAAACATCCGAATTAGCTCGCGCGAGCGCATAACGCGGGCGAAATATCTATCTTAGATATATACTCTTAGTAGTTTACTACCGTTAGTTACCTACTTTGAGTTTTACCACATCGAGGGTTGTTCACTCAACTAAGACAGTACCGTAGTAGAACACTCAGAGTTATACACTCTATCTAAACAGACCTAATGATTGTAGAAGGAAACAGTACGACAGCAGAGGTACACCTACCAGAAGAAGAAGTGGAAGACGGACTCCGTGACGAGATACAGGAGATGGTTGACCACGAGGCGTTCCAGAACCCGGTGAAGTTCATGCCGGACTGTCACGGGGGCCTCGGGCCTGCGTGTATCGTCGGGTTCTCGATGCCGCTGACCGACCGCGTGATTCCGAAGACGGTCGGGGGCGACATTGGGTGCGGTATGACGGCGGCCCGCCTCGATGTATCGACCGCCGACCACCCATCCGATATAGACGACTTCCGTGAGGTGAACAAGGAGGTACGCGACCGGATTCCGATGGGGACGGGTCGCGCTCACAAGGAGCCGCCGGTCGAACTTGAGTGGTCGTTCCCGTGGTGGAAGGTGAACGAGAAGCTACTCTACTTCTACGACGCGATGGACTTCGACTACGAGAACCGGGACGAGGGGATGTTCCGCCCGGACTACTTCGAGAAGATGTGCAAGCGCGTCGGAATCAGCAAGAGATACGCGCTCCGTTCCCTCGGCACGCTCGGTTCCGGTAATCACTTCATCGAGATTGCTGAGTCCGAGCTGTCCGGCGACCTGTGGGTAGTCGTTCACTCCGGGTCGCGGAACCTCGGTCAGAAGGTCGCGGCGTACTGGCAGGCGAAGGCGACCGAACACCGTGACGCCGACGTGAAGTGGGGCGAGATGGGCGAGCGGTTGAAGCACTACACGAACCGCGACGGCTCCCCGGATTGGGAGAAGATTCGCCTCTACAACGACGGCGAGGAAATCGAACGTATCGGCTCCGAGATTGAGTCCTACTCCCCGGACGCCGACCGGAACAAAGACCTCGATTACCTCGAAGGCCGCGAAGCCTACGGGTACTACTACGATATGATGCTCGCTCAGACTTACGCGAGCTTCAACCGCCTGCTGATGATTCAGGAGGTGGCCGAAACCCTCGATGCGTCTATCAACAAGTTCCTCGACTCCCCGCACAACTACGTGGACTTCGAGGATATGGTGATTCGGAAAGGCTCCACCCGCGCTCAGGACGGTGAGCTGTTCGCCATCCCGATGAACATGGAGGACGGTACTCTGCTCTGTCAGGGACGCGGGAACCCCGACTACAACTACTCGGCTCCCCACGGTGCGGGCCGACTCGGTTCCCGTGGATGGGCGCACGAGCAGTTCGACGCCGACGCCACCCGCAAGCGGATGTACGACAACGGGACGTACTCGGCGGTCGTCCCCGGCGACGAAGTGCCGGAAGCCTACAAGCCGATGGAACTCATCGAGGAGAATCTGGAACCCACGGCGCGGGTCGTTGACCGCCTCAAGCCCGTGATGAACTTCAAGAAGTGACGTGTCCTCCGATAGAAGTCCAGCAGGACATTGCTGGCATCACGGCTACGAGATAGCGACGAACGAGTACGAGGGCGTCCAGAAGGAGGTTGCGATTCATCGGTTAATCATGGTCGCGGAGCATGGCTTCGAGGCTGTGTGTCAGAATCAAGTTCACCACCTCAACGGAGTTCGGTGGGACAACCGACCATCGAATCTGAGTCTCATGTCGGCGGCTGACCACGCTCGGTTACACTCTGAGGAAACTGAGTTCTGGAAGTATAGCGAGCAGAACAAGCCAGCGTCGGCGTAGCGGTTCTAAAGATACAGTAGTGTTTGCCACCCCCGACCCCCCGTGGTCGGGGGTCTTTTTTGTTTTAGTAAGGTGACGAGCCACGGACTTTTTCAGATGGGGCGGCGAATCCTCGGATTATGTCGTCAAGTCAATCAGACGGAGTTATGACTCTGGAACTGTCGGGCGACCAATCCCTCGATGCGTTCAATACGTTCATGGAGGAAGTCGGATTCAACGAATCCATCGAGAACATCAGGGTGACAATCGAGGCGGAGTCCCCAATCGACCTCACGGAATACATCACCGGAGAGGAAATTGAGGTGAATGGAGAGACGGATGGGGGTGGGATGGATTTAGTCACCTTCGAGGAAGGGTCACGGACGCGGAAGCTCGCCACGTTCCTCTACGAGAACAACGGCGACGAGTGGCACACGACGACGGAAATCAAAGCGGAGTTGGATGAAGACTCCGAGATAGACCCGGACGACGTGAGCCAAATCCTATGGGAGCTTTCGGAGAGGGGCGTGATGGAGAAGCGACCCCACGACACGGACGGTCGAAAGAAGGAGTACCGTTTGAACGAGCGCGGGCTGAAGTCGGTCGCGGAGGTTGCGTCGTAACGCTACCAGATTTGTTCGACCGCGCTCCCTCGGGTGTCGGGGTCTGAGTGGAGGTATTTCATCGTCGTCGTGACCGACTTGTGCCGGAGCTGTTCTTTCGCGTGGTGGGGGCCGACGTGGTTCGCCCAATACGTAGCGACTCCGTGGCGGATGCTGTACCACGATACTTCGTCCTCCCGGTGTTCGGGAATCGGGACGTTCCCAGACTCGATGATTCGGTCAAGCAGGCCGTTACACGAGTCGGAGTTGTAGGGGCGGGCCTTCTGCGTGAGCCATAGCTCGTCCCGACCGTCGTACTTGTCTATCGCTTTTCGCTCTTTCAGCCACCGTTCGAGTGCGTTTGCGGTTGTTCCCTGAATCGAGCAGTTCCAATGTCCCTCGTTCTTCGTGGACTCGTCCTTCGGGATGTTCAGTTCGTTATCTTGGAGGTTCACCCACGACACCTTGGCGCGTCCGACCTCGATGGGTCGGAGTCCTGTGTCTAAGGTCACGGCTATCATGGACGGGTACTTCCACGAGTTTGCTTTCTTGAACTCCTCGGCCCCGATGTTTTCCATTGGGATTTTCTTTAGCTGAGAGATGTATCGTTTCAGCTCGGTGCGTTCCTCTGGTGAACAGGAGTAGTAGCTTTTGACCGACGAGTGGTTGAGCGCGGCTTGATACAGCGGCTCGAACGCGGCGCGTCGGAGGTAGTCTCGCTCGTCTCCTCCGTTCGATTGGCTTAGTTCCACGTCGGGTTCCCAATCGTAGTTCTTGCCCTTCGTGTGGTTACAGTAGCGGAAGTACCGGCGTATGTCCTTCGCGTGGTGAAGTACGGTGCTGTCAATCATCGAGTCGGCTTGATTCAACAGCGAGATGAACTTATCCGCGTGTTCGGGCGTGAAGTTGGTGGTGTATTGGTCTTCGTACTTCCATAGCCAGCGGAAGACTGTTTCGAGCTTGTAGTGGGTACTCTCAAGCGTGGTGCGGGCGAGTCCTTCGTACTTTTCGGGGTTTTTCCCGTAGTTGCCGAGCCACGTCAGTAGTTCTTCTTTGAAGTCGTGGTAGTCGTCTACCATGTTGAAGCCGAACGCTTCGAGGTCTTCGCGCGACCGTTTGCTGACGAGGGGGAAGCCAAACTCGATGGGTTCGGGCGCAGGTGGTATATCCTCGGATGCCGCGCTCATTTCCACGCTGTCGAGTGGGTCGTTGCGGTTCAAGCCGGGACACCACCGTTGAGGATACGCGCTCGCGTGGGGTTCAGAGTTATAGTGTCCTGACAGTTCACGGAATCGCAAGACGGCGCGGGGGTGGCCGTTTGTGGGTAGAGTGCTTTCTTGGTTCGCATTGTTTCGTGTCCAAGAAGCACGCAAAATGGGGTGAGAAGCCCCGTGAAGGCTGAAAGCCTGAGGGGGGATTTGAACCCCCGCTCTCGTCCTTACCAAGGACGCGCTTTACCGAGAGGGCCTACGGCCCTGAAAGCGGCTAACCTTGCCGGGAACAACCCCTTCTGCGTGCCTCTGTACCTCCTACTAACAATCCTACTTATAAATAAATAGGGGGTATAGCCCCGTATGCCGCACTTGTAACACCAAGTTTCCACAATCGGGCTGGCTGAAAGAAAACCCTGACTGACACCCCCCGTTTTATATACCCACGGTGTGTGGTTCTTTATATGGAGTTGACCCCGCAACAACTCGCGTTCCTCGAACACGAAATGGAACACATCAAGGACGACCCCAACCGCGACTACGAAGACCGAAACCTCGCCGCCGAACTCTACGGGAAAGTCTCCGGCGAAATCGAGTGGGAGAAACAACAGCACCAGAACGGCAACGTCCCCGCTGAAGAAATCTTCTCGTGAACAGACGCATCGAGGCTCTTTCTCCCTCCCGAAACGCAAAAAATCCCCACCGGGCGGTGAAGCCCGATGGGGAAGCTTGCTAACTGATTAACTCAGTCTACTTACACGGAGAGTACCAGCACTCGGGACACACCGCACAGTCGTCCGTCTTCTCAAGCTCACCGTCACCACACTCCGGGCAAGTGAGCGTATCCGAACCCACGTCGTCCTCTCCAACGATACCGAGCTGAACCGCCGCCTTCTCGCTCACCTCTCCCTTGAGGTACAGCTCAAGCAGGTCGTCGTCGCGGTCGCCCTCGTCGTCCAGATTGTTGTCCACGCGCGTCGTGAGAACCTGAACGTCACGGGAGCCGTCCCGGTACACGGTGAGGCCCTTGATAACCGCGCCGCGTCGGTCTTCATCGAGGGCAAGCTGGTAGGCTTCGCTCACGTCGTCGTGTGTCGCCTCGTTCGGGAGGTTCACCGTCTTGCTGATGCCCGAGTCGCAGAACTCTTGGAACGCTCTCTGCATCAGCCCGTGCTGTTCAGAGGACAAGTCCTGCGTGGTCACAAAGATTTCCGCGATTTCGGTGGGGATAGACAGGTCGTTGACTCCCTCAAACTCGTTGTTCCGCATCAGCGTCTCCGCTTCCTCCTTCACGGCGTCCACGTCGATGCCGTTCGCTTCGAGCGTCCGAAGGAAGTAGTCGTCAAACTCCACGAGCAGGTCGTCGCCCTGAATGTCCTCGGAGACGTTCTTGAAGTTCGCCACGTTGTAGGCAGGCTCGCACCCGCCCGTCGTGTTCCCAATCATCGAGGTCGTGCCGGTCGGGGCGATAGTCGTGATGTTGTGGTTGCGGATGAAGAACCCGCCAGCGTGGTCGTTCGGGTCAAGCCCGGTGCGGGCCGCGAACCACTCGGGGTACTCGGTCGGGTCAGCGTACTTGCTCTTGTCCCAGTAGTCGAACACGCCGCGCTCCTTGGCGAGATTGTGCGACGACCACGTTCCCTTCCGGTCGATGTACCGCATGACCGCACGGGCCATCTCGTAGGAGTCCTGCGTCCCGTAGGGAATCCCCATCTGGAAAAGCATCTGAGCGAAGCCCATGATTCCGAGTCCGATTTTCCGCATCCCGTTGACGCGCTCGGTAATCTCGGGAATCGGGAAGTCGGACTGCGTGACCACGTTATCGAGGAATCGGACACCAGCCTCGATGGTTCGATTCAGGTCTTCAAAATTCGTCGCCGTCTCGAAGTACCACTCCACGACTTCGCGGGTGGAAAGGTCGCCCGTAGCGATTGAATCCAGCTTATCGCTAAGGAACTCGTCGTAGGTCGGCGCGTCCTCCTTCAGCATCAGGCTGAGGTTGATGTGGCCGAGGTTGCACGCTTCGTACTCCACGAGCATCTGCTCGGCGCAGGGGTTAGTCGCGTTCATGCGGAACTCGGGGTACTTCTCCACGTCGAAGGAGTGCTGGCGGTTGGATTCCTCGAAGTTGAACAGGCCCGGCTCACCGTTCCGCCACGCGCCGTCAATCATCACGTCCCAAATGAACGCGGCGGGAAGCTCCATCGGCTCACCCACTTCGAGGCGAAGACCCTCGTGGCCCTCCCACTTCTCGCGGAGGGAGACGCGCTCACCGAACAGCTCACACTCAATCTCGTCGGCGTAGTCCCGCCACAGGTTCTCGTCCACGGTTGCGCCCTCGCCGTCGTCAAAGGCGTCTCGCGGGTTGTCCTGATACTCGGGGGAGTAGAAGTGAGCGGATGCCTCTCGCACCGTGTACGGCTCGTCGTAGTCCGTCTCGGGGTCGCGGAGAGTGTAGGAGTCCTGAGCGTCAACTGCCTCGATGAAGTTGTCCGTCGTAGCGACAGAGATGTTGAAGTTCGAGAGGTCGCCCTCATTCCGCTTCGCCACGATGAATCGGCCCACGTCGGGGTGGTCGGCGCGGAGAATCGCCATCTGCGCTCCCCGGCGCTTCCCGCCCTGTTTCACCTGATTACACGTTTCGTCAAAGACCCGCATAAAGGAGACAGGGCCGCTCGCTTCGCCACCCGTGGAGTTGATGAACGCGCCCTTCGGTCGGAGGTGGGAGAAGGCATAGCCGACGCCACCCCCGCTCTGGAAGATGAGAGCGGCCTGCTGAGCCGTCTCAAAAATGTCTTCCATATCGTCTCGCGGCTCGATTACGAAACACGCGGAGAGCTGGTTCATGTCGGTTCCCGCGTTCATCAGCGTCGGGCTGTTCGGCATGAACCGGAGGGTTTCCATCTGGTGCTGGAACTCGTCGGCCCACTTTTCGTAATCCTCGTCGGATACCTCGGCCCCCGCGACGTTCTCAGCGACACGTCGGAACAGCTCGTCGGCGTCCTCGGTGATGTTGCCCTCTGAGTCTTTGCGGAGATAGCGGGCCGGGAGGATGCCGTGGAGAGCGTTGTCGGTCAGGCGTTCTTCTACGGAGAGAGAATCGTTGACGGTCTTGATGGGGGTTTCGAGAGTCTGTTCGGTTTCGTCTGCTTCAGTTGTGACTACGGACATTTTGCTGTATAGTATAGTAATATAGTAGGTGGACTACTCGGAGTGATTCACTACATCGAGGGGTTTGTCTTCTATCCTACCCTCTCCTAAGCGGTTTACTTAGAGTGAAAAACACCCCGTACTACCCTAAGTGGGTAATACGGGGTATGGATATTCGAGTGGGGTCACTCCGTTCGTCACGAAGCTCCTCACTCTATTAGACGGCCACTAAGGACTTAAAGATACCGAATTAAGTCTTAGGGAGTTAGTCGTCTGTCGGGAGGAATTGGTCGAGTATCTGTTGAACCCGACCGCGTTTGAGTGCCAATGCCATGAAAAAGCCGAGCATCCACGCCACGAGGGGTGGGGTGCTTGCGAGTTCTGGTATCATATAGTTTTCAAGTTAAAGACTCAAAGAGGAATCTTTAAGTCGTTGCCCCACGTCTAATAGGGTGAGGACAAATGGATTTTTCGAGTGTAACTGAGGCCGTTAGTGACCTCTCTACGAAGGTTCGACCGGACGGCTCACCAGCAGAAGAAGAACCGGAAGAAGACCAGCTCATCGAGTTCGTGACCGAAGAAGAACTGTACGGAGCGATTCCCGAGCCAATTCCTGCGAACAAGGTACTGCCGGATTGGTACAAGCAACTCGGCCAATACACCGAGGGAGAGCTTGGCTCCACTAACGAGCGAAATGGAGTTTCCCGTTCAACCGTGAAGCGGTGCGCTCCGTTCATGGAGGCCATGACGATGGGATTTATTGTTCCCCTGTCTGGTGAAATCTACTTCAATGCGGAAGATGGGTACGTACAGTACGAGTGGGAGTTCCAGCGGGAGCTTGTTTCACCCCACAGCTTGTCTCAGGTCGGCGGGGATATGTTCCCCAACCACAAGTGGCCGGTTCTGAAGTTCATCAACCATTGGTCGATAAAGGTTCCAGACGGCTACTCGGTACTCGTCACGAACCCGATGAACCGACCCGGCCAGCCGTTCACTCCGTTCTCTGGAATCGTTGACGTTGACAGCTACTTCAACAACATCAACGCGCCGTTCATGTGGACTGGCGGTGACTTTGAAGGAGTTGTCGATGCCGGGACTCCTATCGTTCAGGTGATTCCGTTCCGCCGAGATTCGATGCTTACTGACGCGACCTCCCGGCCCATGACCAAAGAAGAAGACATGGAGATTCGTAGAACTAAGAACGAGATTAGTTCCCACCAGTCGATGTACCGCGACAGTCGGTGGCAACACAAGAAGGGGTCGCGGATGCTACCCAACGAAGTAGACGAATAGCTGATTGATTAACTACTATTCTTGCCGGATAAGGAACGTTTCCTTGTCCAAGTAATCCTGAGCAATATCAACGCCAGCGGCGGCGCTGAAGTTCTTTGCTCGGAGATGAGCGACCGGAGCCGAACGCCAATCGTCTTCGTAATGGGCGTATATCTCGCGGCCTTTCTGCCCGTCAGCTCGCTTGAACATCGTTACGTGTAGTTGCATCCCCGGAGCAACGTGGTCGGGAGCGTCCTCTGGAATGAGAACCCACGACCCCTCGCTCTTGCGTCCATCGGGGAGCGACTTGAAGCACGCAATCGGATTCCGCCGGAAACCACCATCGACCAGTTCCTCCTCGATGCTTTCCTCATCTTCGGAGAATTTACCGACGTACTGATTCACCCCCGTATGGCCGACTCCGTAGCCGCCGAAGGGGGTTAGGAACGGATGGAGACGTGGATACAGCCACGCACGTACTCCCTCCTGCCAATCGTCGTCACTATCGAGTAGAAATCTCGGGAACATAGAAAAAAAAGAACCCCGGCTTACGCCGAGGTAGAGTCGTCTTCGCCGCCGTCAGCTTCCGCCGCATCGAGTTCTGCTTCACGAAGTGCCTCAGAACCAATGTCTTCGCCGCTCACAACGTCCCACATATAGGAGACTGCTTTTTCGAGAGCATCCAATTGAACCTGAACATCAGGCTCGGCCTTGTCACTCTCCAATTCGTACTGCTGGATTGCTTCGGAGACTTGCGCCTTCCGGTTGTTGTTGACGAGGTTCCGGTCGAGAACGCCCTCACCGGCCTCAGCCACGGCGACTTCTTCTACGCCGGGCTTTGTGACGCTTTCATCAACTTCAACTTCATCTACAATCGGGTCAACCGGGCCGTCGTAGCCCGGAGGAACGTGAAGAACGTATTTTACTCGTGCCATTATCCAATCACCGAGAGTGGGAACTGAACGAAGATGCCTTCCTCGCCGCTGTTTCCGCCTCTGACGTTTCCAGTCGGCCCACCGCCAACTTCGTAAGATGCGGGAATATCACCGGGACTGACAACGATAATCGCACCACCACCACCACCGCCGCCGGAGCCGCCGGAGCCTTCGTTACCGTTGGCGTTTGCGCCAGTACCTCCCGTACCGCCCTTTGCCTCGGTAGTGAGACTGCCGCTGATAGTTTCGCTCACCAGAACGATGAGGCCACCAGCGCCAGCACCGCCACCACCGTCTTTACCGTGGGAGTTGCTGTCGCCACCCCCATTTCCGCCGTTACCTCCGTTTCCACCGCGACCCCCGAAGGAGCCGCCAGCACCACCACCGCCACCACCGCCGGGGCGGTTGTAACTGTTGTTGTTATTATCGTCAGAACCGCCGTCTCCACCAGCGGCCCCGCCGCCCGAGACGAGCTTCGCCATCGGGGTCTGCGTCACATATCCACCCGAAACGAGCCAGTCTTCGAGCCACACGGGAAGTAGGTCTGCTTCCACAATCGACTCTCGGGAGCCTCCGTTGTCGCCTCCACTATTTTCGCTTGCGTCGTGGCCTCCCTGAGCGCCGCTGGAAATCATCTGAGTATCGCGGGCTACAATAGCCGGGGGCGCGGCAGAGGACGACCTATTGTTATTATTGTTGTACGAGTTCCCGTTTCCGTTCGTACTCCCTCCGTTTTGTCCGTTCGCTCGAATTACACCATCGCCGTCTGCTTCCTTAGCGAGAATAAACACACTCCCGCCAGCGTCCCCACCGTTCGCACCGGAGCCGTTAGAACCAGAACCGACGCGGTGATTGACTTTGAGAGTCCCGTTAACAGTTAGCTTTTCTGATACCTGAATAACAGCACCAAAAGGAGCTGTAACAGTCACTCCTGAGTTGATAGTCAGATTTCGGAAACTCGAAAACCGATTGAGTGTTCCGTTAGAGGAGAAAGTAACATCTCCGCTGATACCAGCACCGTAGTTAATATTGCTCATTTTTAATTATCTCCGCGAAAGTTTCGTGCTAATGAAGTTGTTTTTGCGAACCTGATAGGCCCGATTCCCTTCGTGCCAAACTTCGTGTCCCTGCTTCGTGAACTGCCGAGCGTTCACATCCATCTGCTCGAAGGCAGAGCCGCCCTTTTCCGCAATCGTGAGCGTGTCAGAATCCTTCCCGACCACTACGAACTGCTCTCCGTCTTCATCGTCCAGAACGAGGTCATCACCAACTTGGACGCTCGCGTTCACATCGAGGTCGCCACTCATCGAGTCGCCCGTCTCGTTGACGTACCTCGGGTCGAGGTCAACCGTCACGCGACCATCCTCGTCCTTCGTGACCGGCGCGGTGAAGTTGATTTCGTGAACGTTATCCGCGCCGTCAGAGCCGAAGGCTCGGATGTTCACGCCGTTGTCACCGGGGCGGAGAACCCACCGCCGGTACAGCGAATCGAACGACGGGTTGTTCGACGTATCCTCCCGAGTGAACTTCACGCGAATCTGTGGGTTCGTCGCCGCGTCAACAGCCGCCGAGAGGTCTTCGTTCGAGTCTATGTCAGAGATGAGCGTAGTACCCGTCTCGTCCTCCACGTCCACAACGACGCTCTCTCCGGCCAGCGTCCGGTCGAACCGGAGCAAGTCCCACCCCTCGATGCGTGAATCCGGTTCCGGGCAGGACACGACGACCTCGCCGTACTCCCGCGCTCCGGTGTGAACATCGTCCACGAACACGCTACGGACAGAACCGGAGTCCATCGTCTTCGAGCCGAACCAGATGTTCGAGATAGCGGTAGCGTCCATCGGGCGACCCGCGATGATGGTCTGACCGTTGATTACCACATCGAGGGTTCCAGCGTCGAAGTCCGGGTCAACCTCGAACACGTAGGTCTGTCCGGCAGTCCACGACGGGAGAAGTTCCGTACCGTCGCTCAGAGAGACGTTCCCCGCACCGTCGTTGAACTGGATTTCCAGCTCACGATTCCCGTTCTCGTCGTCCAGCCGGATGATAGACTCGTCGTTGATGTTCAACGTGTCCTCGGCCACCTCGAACGAGAACTCAATGTCCTGAGCCACGGGAACGTCCCGCTGAAGCTGAGGCGTGGTTGCGTCTCCGGTTGACGTAATCTCGGCTCGTCCGTTCGTCGATTCGTGACTGATACCCGAGGTGTCGCTCCACGTCCACGCACCGTGGTCGGGAGAGATACCGGAGTTGAAGTCAGCGACGACCTGCTCGTTGATGAGTTTGAGACTCCCCGCATCGAGGCGAGTCCTTGCCGGAGTTTCGTGCGTCAGCGAGAAGCCTTCCGTGCCGCTGAAGTCGCTCGTCTCGTCGTAGCCCGTCTCGGGGAAAATATCGTACTGCTCCCCGTCAGCAACGAACAGGAGGTGGTTCGAGTCCTTGAACCAAGTCGTCCCGCTTGTCAGCTCGTCGGGGTTATCCGACTGAATGAACTTGAAGCCACCAAGTTGAGACGGGGACTTCCCCTGAATCGTCTCGGCGTCAGCGACCTGCCCATCATTGTCCGGGTCGATTGCGTTCGTAAGGTCAACGAGGTGTCGAACGTCCTCGATGAGATTGTGAACGAGGAAGTTGTCGTAGTGCGTGACGGGCGGGTTTTCCTTCGTGTACCTGTACCCATCGGGGAACTCCGACCGCTCCTCAGCGACGGCTCCCCATTCCTTGAGTTTAGAAGTGTACGCCATATTTTAGATAAGTCCTCCTTTTGTCCCGCCCTCTCCGGTCGGGTTGCCCTCGGAGTCAAGAGCATCATAGCCGCCATCGTAACCGTTCCAGTTCGTCTCCTCGTAGTCCTCCTTGGACTTGTACCGGAGAGAGCCGTTATACTGAGACTTTACCGTAGTCCCGACCGGCGCGAGCTTCTGGACGATTTTCGAGATTTCCTCTCCCGAAAGGTCGAGGTTTTGTACGTCGTCGTATGGTAGGAGGAAGCATACCGTTCGGTCGTGGATTTCACCGAACAGGAACCGCCAATCCTGAAACCAGAGGTCTTCAACCTCGCACGAGAGGATGGTCGCCATCGAGTTGAAAGCGTCCTCGATAGTTCCCTCACTCGTGTTGAGCTGGTACTCCGCGATAATCCGCGCTCGATAGTGGTCGCGGCCTTCACCGGAGCGCCGCCGGAGTTGAACCATACCAGCAAGTTCCTCAAGCGAATCAACGTCGAGGGCTTCCTGAACGGTCGTCTCGTCGTCCAGCGTCTCAATGTCTCCATCGAGGTCTACGACTTGGCGACCAACCGCATCGAGCAGTTTCCAATTCCCACTCTCGTCGTCGTCAGCGTAGTACGACGGGAGGGAGTTGACCAGTTTTTCAACCTCCTCGTGAATCGTCGCCATGCGACTACACCTCGCTCACGTTGAGCGTAATGTCGGTCTGAGCGTCGGTGTGTGCTTCTTCCATCCCGCCGATGCTGATGTTCGTCGTCTCGGTCGGCGGGTCGGTGCGACCAATCTTGAGACTCGTAACGTCGTAGACGCCGGGAATCTCTCGAATCCGGTACTCGATTTCGCCGTGGAGAACGTCGTCCGTCACGCCAAGCTCGCCGTCCTTCTCGAACCCGTCCATGTCCTTTCCGCCGACGTATTTGATGATGTTGTTCAGAACCTCGGTGTCGTCCTCGTAGGTAGAATCGACCTGAACATCTGCCTCGATGTAGATGGTCACGGGGTTCGCCCGCGAGAAGTCAATCGGATGGGTCTGACCGTTCGGAAGTTCAGCGAGCGTTCCCGTCACGGCAACGCCGTTCACCCCCGCCACGAGGGTCGAATCCATCCCCTTCGTTTCCAAAATCGCCTGAGCAATATCCGCGTCCTCGCCGCCCGTCACGACAAGCTCGCCGGAGTTAGCCGGAAGGTTGTGGCCCCGACCGTTGTGTTCCTTCTTGTCGTTGATGAGGATGCTAACCGAGGACACTCCCTCCACTCCCCGAACCGCGCTCACAAGAGCCGGGCCGGTTGCGCTCGAACCCTCGGCCAGCTCCTCCTTCGCTCGCTCACGGAGATTTTCGTCAGACTCTCGGTTCTCGCCGCCCGTCGTTTCCTGCTCGTTCGTGACACGATTGATTCCTGCCAGCGGAACCGGGAGAGCCGTAATCGAATTGGCCCCGACGTTCGCGTTAGCGCCGGGTTCAACCGCGACTATCGGAGCCGTGGTTGATGTAGTGCCCTCTGCGATAACCGTCCCCTCGGTCGTGACGTATTCAATCGGGGGGTCGCTTCGAGTCTGAACCTCAGTCCCCGCAGGAACGTGGTAGTCCATCTCGGCTACGTCTTCCCGATAGAACGTCACCTCGCCGCGAGCGCGGGCCGCTGGCTGTCTCGTCACTCCGATGAGTGCCGTCAGTAGTCCGAGGGCAGAACCCTCTGCGTTGTCAATCTGAGTCGAACTAAGGACAAGTCCAATATCGTTCTGTGCCTGAGCAAGACGCCGAGCGATAGGCCGGTAGAACTGCCGGATTACAGCGAGGTCAGATTCCTTAATGTCCTCCGACCAAAACTGCTTCGCGTCGGCAATCATCGCATCGAGGATTTCCTCCTCAGAATCGCCGTCAAAAGAGCCGTCTTCGTTAATTGTCATTCGCTAATCGCTTCCTCGAAAACGTGATTTGATTTGTAGTTGATACGTAGGACGTACTTGTTCGGGTCGCTGTCGTGCGGAGAAACGTCGATGCCGTCCACGCTGGACAGATAATCGTGTTTTCGCGCGACTCGGGACGCTTCGAGCTTGAGCTTCTGTTTGATGGTCGTCTCGTCAAATTCACCGATAGCGGCGTCCCGCATCAACTCGGTCAAGAGAATAACAACCGCCTGCTCGAACTCCTCGCGCCCACTTACCGAAGCAAGGTCGCCGCTTTCGTCCAGAAAAACAGAGAAGTCACTATTTAGGGCTAAATCAAGCATAGGAGTGGAGGAGAAGGGCGTTCTCTAATACTATTAATGGTAAAGGGTTTATATATGATGTGAGCTATTCCGTGTGCGTTACCGCGCTGTTCCCGCCGCTATCCAGAACCGTAGCCGTTCCCGCTCCGGGGTCACTCGTAGAGTCACCTTCCCGAACGACGGGCTGACCGTTCACCGTCAACGAGTGAGACTGGTCGGGAACGAGGTCGTGAGAGTAGAAGTCGTCGCAGTAGCCGCCGTCGTCGGTTTCAACGTAAGCGTGAGCGTGAGAGGGAAAGTGCATCGAGTCGTTGTGGTCGGTGACAGGCACTCCGTTAATCGTCACGGAGGTATCGCCGTCACCGTCCTTCGTCTCGCCGGAGACGGTGGATTGGCACTTCGACGGGTGGCCGTCAGCTTCGCAAGCAGAGCCGTGTAGAGCAATCTCAATAGTCATCGGTTGAGCTTCTTGATGTAGAACTGCCCTCTCGCGGGAGAGATACTACCGCTCGTATCACCATCCCCCCTCGCCTGTGCGCGAATAGTGTCACCAGAGGACGCAGTAATCACCGCTCGGGCGTGGGCACTCGAACTGTTGTGGCCTTCGCTGTCCCTCATGTAGCCGGAGCGACCGAGAACACCTGCCCAATCGCCGTTCTTTTGGATACCTATGTTCGGATTTTGCCGAGTCGCGCCCGTACTGCTGAAATCTACTTCCGCGACAATTTCGTAAGTCCCGTCTTCCTGAATCGTGACGGTACTGCCGTTGAAATTGTACGCAGAGTCCTCAATCTCCGTGTTGTTCCACGAGATAGTATTCCAAGAGGAACTGTTGAGGTTAGACCCTGAACCGTTTGCCACGAAGATTTGGTCGATATTCGCCGTGGTGCGGCCTGAGTGGTCAACAACGAACGAATTGTCGTTTCCATTGGTCGCAACCCCAAAGGACGCGCTCGTACCAACTAAGTCGAAATTAGTAGTGTTGAATCCAGAAGGGACGCTTCCTGCCTGTCCATTTTCCAACGTCCATCCGTCACTCCACACATTTTGCCACATATAGACATCAATCCCGGTGGCATCGTTACCGAGATAGACCTCTAAGGCAGTCCCTTCGTAGGTATTCCCGTGAACAAGACGAAGACGGTCTACAATCCCACCACCGTACACGGTAGAATTGAGAACGGTGATAGTCGGATTCTTGTTGTACGCTACGCTCGCGTAGAACGTGACGTGCCGGTGGTCGCCACCATCCGTATCATAGACGGTAAATAGACCGGATGCTCTATCGCCACCCCGTTCTCCATCCGTCACGGGGCCATTCGAGGCGATTCTATACCAACCGTTCGACCCATCGAAGGAGAAGTGTAGGTGCTGGCGGTCGGCGTACCGACCGTCGTGGTTGTGGTCTGTTGGAGCGTACTCGCTGTGAGAGTGATTCGCTTCTGCGAAGTCCTCGGCGTGTTTCCCATCAACTGTGTCAGCGTCACCGGAAATGTCCACATCGAGAGAGCGAGCCAACGACTCAAGAGCCTCTAACGCTTCCGAATCCGTGTATCGGGCGTGGTGGTCGTCGGTTGAAACGCCGGTAAGCTCACCGTGGCTCGAAACACCACCACCAGCGAGGTCTTCGGCGTGCATCCCATCGACCGTATCCGCGTCACCGGAAATGCTCGCGTTTAGTTTCTCAGCAACCGACTCGATAGCCGAGACAGCTTCCGAGTCCGTGTACCGGGCGTGGTGTGCGCTTTCGTCGCCCGCATGAGCATCAAGTTCTGCCTGAGTAGCCGTATCGAAGGCGAGGTCAGACTCCTCGATGCTTGTAGGCTCTGAGGTAGAGCCGCCGGAATCCCCATCAGAAGTCGAACCGTCCGAGGTCGAACCGCCGTCCGAGCTATCCTCGAAGGTAGTCCCGCTCGTGTCAAAGTCCACCGAGTTGGACTTAAATTGGATATGCCCGTCACGGCCAGTACGCATACCCCACCCGTTCGACTCGATAGTTAGGTCGTCTGAAGCCGTAAGGCGGGTATCGTAGCTACCGTCCTCGTTCTTCGAGAACTCAAGCTTCGTTCCATCATCGAACGCCATAACCTGCTCGTACCCACTTACGTCGTCGGGCAGAAGCTCCTCGTTCGTTTCGAGAACGCCGATAATGACCCACAGATTGTCCTCTGTACGCTCCATCAGAACCCGCGAACCCTCAGTAATCGACTGAAGGTGGCCGGGGTGGAGATGAGCAACTGGCACTTCTTTGTAAGTTACCCCCGCGCGTGCCACCTGAACATCCGCAATGAGAATACCAGAGCTGGTCGTCGTGTTTGTAACAATACCGTGAATCATATCAGATTAGGTCGTTCAGTTGGAAGCCTTTGTCTGCCTCCTTGCGAGCTTCATACGTTTCCTCGTCCACGTACTCCTTGCTCGTCGGGTCGAAGTAGCGGTTGTAGGTCTTCACGTTGTCCGGGTGGAGACTTCCATCCGCAATCGGAACCACATCGAGGCGGAGCGTCCATTCTCCATTTTCCGTCAGCGTGTGGTGAACGCCGGTAATCGTGAACTTCTCCAACTGAATGTTGTTCCGGCACTCCCCACCGCCGTTCTCGGGCGGGATAGTTACGATTCCGTCACCAATCTGAACGTCTCGAATATCAGTCCACGAGTCGCCGGAGTGGGACGGAAGAAGCTCGATGTTCCCGCTCCATTGCTTCTTCTGCTCGTTGATTAGCCGCCGCTTGGCGATTTCCTTTAGACCGTCAGCCGCCGCATCGAGGTCTTCGGGAGTAATCACCCGACCGTAGTTCAGGTCGGGACGTTCTGCGACTCCCTCCATACGGAAGTCCAAGATGTTCCGGCTCTGATTCACGAACTCCCCGACGTTATCAGCAAAACTATCTTTCGGGTCGTGAACCTGCTTTCCCCGGACGACGACCTTCATAATCGGGTCGCGCGGTGGAGTAATGTTGTAGTCGATTAGCTTCCACACTCGGGGGTCGTCGGGAGCCGTAACGTGGTCGATGCCGGTCGCTTCCCGGCTACCGACCCACAGGTATCCGTCCGGGGCCACCCACGTCGTGACACCGAACTTCTCGTTCATTTCGAGGATAGCCTCCCACGGAGACACCTGCTTGAAGTCGAGGGCGTAGTGCCCGTCGATGATGTTGTGAACGTTCTCAGCTTCGAGGTCGCGGATAACGTCTTCCTCCTGCTTCGGCTCAAACGCACCCGTTTGGTCGCGCCGAGCCTGCCGAATCTTGTCCCAAGACCGCTGGTTCTTCAGCGTAATCGGCCCCAAGCCGGGTGTGTACCGACTGTTTAGTTCCTCGAAAGCCGATTCTGGAACAGAGAACCGGATGCCGGAGAACATCTCCCCGTCCGAGGTGTCCCGCTGGTTGAACACGTAGCGGTACGCTTCTTCGAGTCGGACGTTCTGCCGCTGGTAGTCCACAACTCCCCTATCGAGGTATTTCTGTACGTCGTGAAGCTCGATGTGGACGTTATTCACCCCGAACATAACCGCGTCGGGGAGGTAGAGCATCCGGTGAATCGGCTTCCCGCCGAGCTTGATAACGACAGGACGTGGGCGATTCAGGATTCCATCATCATCGAGGACAGCCCCCTCGATGTGTTCGGCCACACCCTGAGAGAACTTCGAGCGAACGAAATCGAACTGACCCATATTCCGCTGGAAGTCCATCGTGAGAGGACGAATCTCAACAATCGGATTGCTGAGGTCATTATCCTCCCCGATGAACGCAAAGGAAATCTCAGAGTCTTCGCAATTCATTCGATAATCTCGGTCACAATATCGTTCTCGGTGTCGTTGCCAAACTCATCGAGGCCAGTAGAGACGAAATCAAACGTGTAGCTGAACATCCATTGTTTCTTAACAGGATTCCAGCCCTCTATCTCGCCAACGTCGCCGCCCTTGATGTAGCACTCCATACCCCCGTTCGGGGAAACCGGAGTGAACATATCGACCACGCCATCGTGTTCCGCAAGCGCCTGAACGCGGCGCAGATTTTCCTCAAGAACGACCCCGGTAGCGTGGAACTCAGAGTTCTTTAGATTCTTGATAGAAACGTCCTCACCGCGACATTGCTGACCCTCGCGGCGGAGGTCTTTGTCGAACGACTGCGTGAATCGGTCGGGATAGAACATCGGCGCGAACTCGAAAAGAGCTGGACGGTTCACAGACCCATCACCGCCTTCATCGTCAGTCTCGGGATGCCCGAGGGCTACGACTCGGAATGTGAGTGCCTCGTTCGGCCCCTCCGAGATTGGGTCTTCATCGAAATTAAATTCAGAACTACTCATTTAGGTTCCTTCGCCGTCGTTAAGAGAGAGTGACCGAGTGGAATCGGTCGAATTGTTCAGCTTCGCAACATCCAGCATCTTCTGAGTCGTCGGGCCGTCAGTCGAACCGTCAACGTTGAAGTTGTAGGTATCTCCCTCGTTGATAACCGTCTGACCAGCACCAGTACCCCCGTAACTCGGGCCGCTTCCCGTAGACGGCGGGCCGTCCGGCTTCATCACGCTGTACGCGAGGTAGCCAGCACCGACCACCAGAGCGCCAATTCCCGTGGCGATTAGCGCCGCTTGGAGAAGACCGAGAGACGCGACCGCCGACATGACTGCCGCCTTCACGGTCGCCATCGCACCGACCGCGCTCGAAGCGAGTCCGGCCATCGCGCCCGAACCCGTGATTCCGAGAATCGTGAACGCAACGCGAACCTTCGCAATAGTCACGACCGTCTTCGCCAGCACTACGCCGATGATTCCGAACAGCACGATAACCGACGCGAGCGCCCGGTACATCGGCTGGCTGAGAACCTGAGTCAGCCAAACCACCGCATCCAGCACCGGACTGAGCATCAGGACGAGGTGAGCGAAAATCTTGGAGAGATTGTAGATAATCTCAATGACGGACATAATCACGCCACCGAGCTTAATCAGGCTCTCCTGATTCCGGTAGGCTTCAACCGTCGCCCACTCGAAGAACTCGATAATCTTCGTCCCGATGATGCCACCGAACCGCATCGTGACCTGCGTGGCAATCGAATCGAGGTCGCGCATCGAGTAAATCAGTTCAGCGACCCAATTCGTGACACCCCGAAGCCCGTCGAACAGGGCGTACTGGTAACTGCTACCAGCGAGCGATTTCAGAGCGTCGTTGACCTTCCCAAGCTCCTTCGGGAGCATATCGAAGAAGGCGGCCTGAATCGGAGCGAAGGTCTGCATCGAGGGGAGGAACGTCTCGTACAGGTCTTCCTTGAGTTGGGAGAGCTGTTGCTGAGCGTTCCGCCACGACTCGGCCATGCTGTTACCGTGTCCGACCAAACCGAGGCCGATGAACGCCGCACCAGCACCGGCCATAGCGAGCATCGAGGTAGCAACCCCGGACGCCTGAACAGCGAACGCAATCAGGGCCGGAAGCGCGAGAGCAATCAGTTGCCACCACTTCGCCATAGAGGGAATCGCGCTACGGATAATGCCTCGAAGGTTCGAGACACGACCGCTAACGCGCTTGGTCATTTTCCCCATCCGACCGAGGCGGAGACTGTCCGGGCTAATGTCCTTCGCGTCCAGAAGCGTAGCAACGCCCTTACTCCGGTCGGAGGTAACGCCACCCCACCGGGAGTTACTGGTTACAAAGTTAGAGAGAAGACCGTCACCAAGAGTCTCAGAAAGCGCGTCGTTGATTTTCTTGATGTTCCGCTCTCGGTCAACCTCGAAGTCGAAGGTCGTGTCCGAGAGGTCGTCCATCGTCGTGCCGGAGTAGTCGGAATCGGCAATCCGGTTGAAAACCTCCCGCCAGCCCATCGTGGAACCGGAGCTGTCGGCAAAGTATTTATCTCCGCTATCACTTCCGGTGTCGCCACCAGAGTCGCCCCCTCCTACGGGAGCGCCAACGTCAATTTCGAGGTCTTCGAGCCGGGACGCAACTTCATCGAGGTCGTCAACAAGCGAACCGGATAGCTTGTCGAGCGAATCCATAATGTCGTCCAACTGCGCCTTGAAGTCGCCATCGAGCGAAAAGTCGAAGTCGTTTTCGAGGCGGTCGAGTTGTTCCTCAACGCCTTCAAGAGTCGCAATTACGTCCTCGGCACGAATGTCGAGGTCAATAGTAACAGACATGATTAGTCAACGAACGTGACGTTCGCCTCTGGATTCTCGTCGGAACTGTCGTTCACATACCGTACCGTCTCGCTCCGAGAGCGAGTGTTACCAGCCGAAGAAACGCTTTGGTGAGCCGCGTTAGGTGTTCGACCGCCACCGCCCATCTTACCGGCACGGGCGGCTTCCATCTGCTGTTCCTGCTCGCGGTGTTCCCGTACCTTCTCGGCCTCGAACACCTGTCGCTGGAACGGAGTCATTTCAAGCTGGTCGTCTGAACCGACGAATCCAGCACCAATCTCAGACTTCAGGCCGAAGATTACGCCTGCCGCACCGCTATCTGCGAAACTTTTTGGCGTCCTCCGCGTTGCTGGAAATGTCCAACACCTTCTCAGCAATCTCGATGGACTTCCCACCAATCAGGTCGCGGATAGTTTCGAGAACCAAGTTCTCGTCCAGACCCTCGGCGTCACCCTGCGTGGTGTCAACGCCCTTCGCGGCGGCCTCCTGCATAATGCCGACGAACTCCGCGTCGAAGTTCGCCATGTCAATCGAGTCGTCGTCACCGGCTTCTCGCTCCTCCTCGATGCGTTCCTTCGCTTCGTCGGCGTCCATGTCCAGCTTTTCTTCGAGGAACGCCGCAATCGGCAGGAACTCAATGTCCGTCAGCGGCTTGAGGTAGAGAGTCAGACTCTCACCGAGGTAGGTAGTCTCAAACTCCTCCCGGTAGTTCTTCCCCCGGAGGGCCAGTTCGCGGAGCTTCGAGATGTTAACGTCGTTACTGTCGTTGTCGGTTTCTTCAGTCATAATAGGTTTAAGTGTAAATAAATTTAGTCGAAAGTCGATTCAGCGAGAGGTGGGTTTACGAACTCTGAGAGTCCGTCTCGGGGTCTTTCGAGGACTTGTCCATCGCAATCCAGTCGAAGGCCGTCTCCGTCTCGGACTCCGCCTGAACCTCGTAGGAATCGCTCGTCACGAGAACGTCCTCGAACGTCTCGGTCTTGCCCGACAGCTCGTGGGTGAGAGTAATCGAGCAGGGAACCGGGACGCCCTCCGAGTCGTAGATAAGCGACTCGATGGAAACCGGCTCGTTGTCGGGGCCGTGGACACGCTCGCCCTTGAACATCATCGAGCCGGAGTAGCTGATGGAAGTGACCGAATAGCCGGTCGCCTTCAGCGAGGATTCCCGAATCTCGGAAATCTCAATGTCCTTCGTGGTGTCCAACTGCGAGATGGGGACGCGGAGAGTGCCAGCATCGACCGCGCCAGCCGCGTCATCGAAGCCGTCAGTCTCCTCGAAGTCAGTATCCTCGAAGTCGCCCTCAGTAACCTGTTCGCCACCCTTCGAGATGTTCAGAGTGATGTTCGCCGCGCTCTCAATCCGGTCAACGTTAGAAGCAGACATGATGAATTAAAAGAAGTGTTTTGAGTCTTTACGCCGAAGTCCCAATCGTAACCGTGTTCTCGATGAACCGGAGGGGCTTCGCGGTCTTGACCTGAATTTCAACAGCCGCCGCCGTCGCATCGACGCGGGACACCGACACGCGGTAGTCCACGATAGCGTTCGACCGCTTGAGCGTGTTGAGCTGGTTGCTCAGAAGACCCTCAAGGGACGCACGCACCGCACGGCTGTTGAGACGCCCGATGAAGGGCTGTTCGTTGACTCGGATGGTCGTGATAACGTAGTCCATCACGAGCCGGGTGAAACCGAAGCGGATACCCGCTTCTTCGCTGTTCTGGTCGCTAACGGAGTTCACGTCGTCAGCAATCCGAGCGCCCTCGCTCTCGTCAGCGAGCGGAACAACGCGCTCGTCAATCAGCTCACCGCGCTGTGCCTTGTTCAGGCTAACACCGAGAGACTTGACGGACGAGAGGCGCTTGTTGATGGGCGTAGTCGTGATACCGAGCTTCGCGCGAAGGCCAGCGTAGGCCCCGAGCGTGGAGTAACCCTCGGCGTCCCGAGCAGGGTAGACGACCTGAACGCGGGAATCATCGAAGGAGTTGTCGTACTCACTCGGGTCGAGGCCGGGGACAGCGCCGACGATAGCCAGCGCAAGGTTGTATTCGCCCGCCATCGCGTTGACGGACGCCTGAGCATCCTCCGTAACCGAAACGTCCTCGGTCAGCGGAACGAAGAAGTCAACCGCGCCACCAGCGCCGTCAACCAGAGCCGCGTGGCCCGCGTCGTAGTCGGCGGTCGCGTAGTCCACGGAGTCGCCAGCGTTGCCCACGGTCGCGTCGGGGTCGATGCTGAACGCTCGCGTTGCCGGGTTGACGTAGACCTCGCCAGCGCCGGGGGTCATCTCGCTCACGTCGTCGTAGACGAGAACGGTGTCCAGAGCCACCCCGTCGATGGTGAAGACCACATCGGAAGCATCCTCGCTCACCGGCCCCTCGGCCAGCGTACCGTTGTTCGAGGAAAGACCGGAGAGGTCTTCGCCCGTTACGTCCACGAGGTCAACCGCGACCGCGTAGACCGGGTAGGCTCCCTCGGTGAGAGCATCGAGAACGTTGCGGGTGAGAGGACTGTCTTCACCGAACCACTCGCGGGCCTTGGTCGCACGAGTGACCTGATAGACAGCGTTCGTCTGAGCCGTCCCCGCATCGAGGTCGGCCTGTCCAACGAGTCCAACATCAGCGGGAGCGCCACCACTCGAAGTGACAGCCAGCGCCGAGTTGACGTTCGTAACAATACCGGGTTCAATAGTGTTGCCGTAGTCAGCCATAGATAGATTTAGGAAATGTCGATTGCGTCAACGACCGATTCAATAACATCGAGGTCAGAATCGCTCGTCTCGTAGAACGAGTCAAGCTCGAAGGCTTGGTGTATTTCAGTCTCAGCAGGCTCGTTGAACGTGTAGTTCACCGAACCCGAGCTGAGAGGCCGGGCGTCGTTCACGTCCGGGTGGAACGATTCCCACGGGCGGTCACTCAACTCCGCAAGTGCGGTTTGTAGATGAGTGAGATTTTCGTAGGCTCCCGTTTCGGAGTCGTCTCGAACAACGAGGTCGAACCGAAGCGAGTAGTAGTAGCGGTTGATTTGAGTCGTCTCGCGTCCCTGCGAATCGTACTCAGACCCCGCGTAGTTCGAGTTGTGATGAGTTCGGTTCCGTAGGTCTACTCCGTCGATTAAGACCGCAGGAACCGGGCGTTCCTCCTGAATACCTGCCGTATGGACAGGCGGGGGGATTCGACCATTCAGTTTCGTGATTAGAGTTGTGACTGCTTCTTTAGGAAACATAGGAGAAAATAGTGGGGAGAGGGTGGGATACGGCGCTTCAGTAAACGTCGTCCAGCTCACCCTCGATGATTCGTTTCGCCATCATCGGCCCGACTTGCCGCATATGGGATTCAGCGTTATCGCCACCGTCCGGGCCGGGGTGCATGAAGTGAATCCCCTTCACGCCGTGATTCTTGATGTGATTTTGGAGCCAAAACGCCTTACGGACGTTATCCTCGCCCCACTTCTCCATCAGGGAATCAATTTCGTCGCTTGCCATGTTAGTTCGGCTTGTACCCCATCGGCTTCACGGGGAACAGCGAGCTATCGTACTCGGGATTCTTCCCCGTCCATTCGTATGGCTTGTCGTCGCCGTCTATGACCTCGAACCTAACTTCCCCAAGAACGTCGGATACGTACCGAACCCGCGCTCTCACAAATTTCCCTTCCCGGTAAGACCATAGCAGGTACTCGTCACCTTTCTCGGCCTGTTCCGGTTCATCGGGCGGGCTGACGTAATCAGTCCCGTCAATCAGGAAGTTTGGAGCATCTTCAACTCGGCTTTTGAAGTCCGAATCTTCGTACCCCGTAATGTCACGAGCATCCACTCGAACAGTCGTTCCAGCAGTCTCGTCGTAGACCCTGTATTCAGACACCTGATACCGCTTGTTGTACGGAGCAAGGTCAACGAGTCCGGTATGAGTCTCACCGTTGACGGTGAACTCAACTCGATACCCGTCCTCGATGTTGTAAGCATCCCAACCGGGGACGTTCTCTCGAATATCCACGAACGCATCGTGGTTGACTCTCACTCCATTACCGGAGGTCGCCCACGGCCTTGCGAACACACCGTTGAAGTCGCTGGAAATGGTCGCCCTTGCCAGCGTATCCTCGGGGAACGGGTGGTCTTCAACGTCCAGAAGTGACGGGTCGATGATAATGTCGTCTCCCTCCTCCAAGCTACGGAAGTTCTCGTAGTCTTGGGAGTAGGCGTAGATTTCAACGTCCCCACTTCCGTCGTCTCTCCGTCGCCACGACTGAGTTTTACCGAACTCGTCTACCTCCGTGGATTCGAGGTCGAGCCTGTCACCGGCCCCACCCGTGACCTTCGCCGGGTAGACGTTTCCACCGTTGTTGGTTTTCACGTAGACCACAGGGCCGTTCCCGTCGCGGTCTTCGTGAGCGTACCGCCAACTCAGGTCGATGTGTTCCGGGTCGAAGTTCGTCGTTAGGCTCTCGGGGATTTCCGAGTCCGGGGTGTGTTCGAGGGTATCCACGTCGCGCATCCACTCATCGAGGTGGGTGTCACGACGACCGTAGAAGCTGTATCTGTCCAACTGGACAGTCTCCCCAGTCACCAAGTCGGTCGCTTCACCGAGGTAGTCACCGAGCGTGTCGTCGTATCCGGGGCGACTACTGACCCGAGCGTAGTGGGTGTCGATTACCTCACCTTGGCCGTCGTAGCCGTCCTTCGGTTTGACAATCACGAAGTCACCTTGGTCGATTTGGGCGAACTCGTAGTTGCCAGTCTTCTGCCCGACGATTTTGAAGTTCTCACCGCCACCGTAGTAGTAGAACTTCCGGTCGCCACCTCTCTCATCGAGCCGAACGAGGTCTTCTTGCCGGTCAAGTGAATGTTCCCTCGCTCGAAGGCGCTCGAACACATATGCTTCAACCAGCTCACCGTCGCTCGTCTGAACGATGAAGTCCTCACCCCGCCGGAAGTCGTCTATGTCACCGAACGACCTGTCCAACGCGAGAGTGTATCCATCGGGGAGGTCAGACTCCCGTAGCGGCTCGCCTTCGTAGTCCACTCCGAGGTAGTAGTCGGGTCGCTCCCAATCGCTCGGAACGTCCACGTCGAAATACTGCTCGGGGTTGCTGAGCGCGACCTCGAAGAACCGGGAACGACGAGTAAAGGTATCCTCGCGGAACACCTCGTTGTCGTCCATGATGTGCGCCGCGAAGTTCTCACCGAAGTAGCTCTTTAGGCTCTCTCCGGCGATTCGGGAGTATTTACCCCATATGTTCGGGACAGAATCATCGTCGGGAACAAGCTCTCCATCAACGAGATTGATGGTGTTGCTGTTCTCCGCGAGGTACGCCTTCGCGTCGTCGGAGAGATTATCGAACAGGTACTCTCCGTACTGGTGCATAAGCGCGTACTCCGCGCCACTCCTGTCCCGCATCGCGCCGTAGGCACGCCGGTACTGCTCCCAATCGACGTTCTCGTTTGCTTCCTCGATTCCCTCAATTCGGCCACCCGCCTCGATGAGTTGGGACGGAATCCTGAGAACGCTCGAATCGCCACCGGGCCGCATCGCGTCGTCAATCGTATCCAGAGTATCGTCCGTCACGATTTTCGACACGGGCGGGAAGCCGTACTGCCGAATCACCTTGTCGAACTGCCGGAGTAGGGCCTCTGCCGTATCCTCGTCCAGCCCGTCAGTCTCCGCCCCATCGAGGGTGATACTGGAAAGCTGGCTCGCCCGGTCGAACGGGTCGGTTTCGTCGTCAACGACCTGCTCGGGGTTGGCAAGGTAGAAGTCGTTGGTGGGACGCTTAACCGCGTTCTCGAAGCGACCCACATCATCTTCAAACTCGACGATTATCTCGTCGGAGTCAATCAGAGTCACAACTCCAATCTGCCCGTTCTTGTTGTAGACCGTATCCCCCTCGGAAAGCTCCGAGCCGGAGACGCGGCCCACACGACCGTAGGCGTGGAGGTTCTGGTAGCCGCCGCCGAACACCCGCTGGTCAAGATTGGCGTTGATTGTCTCTCGGTAGTTCGTCGCGTCGATGTAGTCACCCGTAATGTGCGTGACCACGTACCGACCGTTCACCCCATCGCCGCGAAGGGCGAGAACGTCTCCTTCTTCGAGTCGGGACGCCGAAATGTCTTCCTCGAAGCCCTCCTTCTCGAAGTCGAATCGTTCGTCGCTGATGATTTCGGGCGCTTCGTCTTCGGCCCGGTCTTCATCAATCACGTCCGATGGGTCGGGGTCGTCTCCGCCGGTAGAACCGTCACTACCGTTTCCACCGAGGTCGAAGCTCTGCATCTTCCGCTGAACCCACGGAAGGAGAGCCTGAACCGGAGGGCCGCCGTCAGCGTATTCTGCCGCCGGAACGCCCTTATCGAGCGCCCCCGCGTGCCGGGCTTCGTTAATGAGCTTAATGCTGGATTGGGTTTGGTTGTCCTTCCCGTCGATGATTCGGAAGCCTTTGGCGACCTCGTAGTTGAAGTACGCTTGCTCCCGATTGATGATTTCGAGGGCTTTGTCGCGGCCCGACTCCGCGATTGAATTGGCCGACTTGTTCATCCCCTTCTTCAAGTCGCTCTTGATGTTTCGGATGGTACGCTTGTGGCCTTTGACTCGAACCTTTACCCTACCCATTGTTACTCAGTAACCTTCTTGCCGAAAATCGCAACGTGCGTGTCGTACACGGTCGGGGACTCAAGCTCGTAGAGAACCCCATCGTACCGAAGCCGAGAGTTAGACGGCGGTGCGTCGTCCCGACCGAACAAGAACACGGGGTGGTCGCGCTTCCGGGGGCCACCACGGTTGTTCAGCTCCGTGTTTCGGTTCGGATATGTTCTAACGCATCGAGTGGTGTGGGACTGAACCCATTGATACTCGGGATTATTGAACTCGTCCGTCCCAGTCTTCGCCTCGATAAGAACCTGAACGTCCTTGCCGAGACGGTCAATAGCCGCGTGAGCTTGCCGTCGCATAATCAGAGAGAGATGCCTTCGTTTTCGTCGGAATCGTCGCCGCCGTACTCCCGGTCGTCGCGGGAGACGTTGACGTGACCGAAGGACGCGACCGGCTTGGTAATCCGCCGAATCGCGTTCTCCATATTCCGATACCAAACGGTCGTCTCGTTGTTCCGCTTGGCGAGAAGGGCCTTGTTGTCAATCGCACCTACCTGAACGGTCTGAGCATCGAGTTCGCCTGCGGCAACCTTGAGGAAAAGTTTGGTCGCCCAATTGAGGGCTTCCTCCTGCGCCGGGTCGCCATACCAATCCACTTCCTCGTCTCGGAGAGAAGTGCGTAGCTGGATGTGTCGCTTAGCGTCCGAGAGGACAGCATCCATCTCCTCGTCGGAGATTCGAGAAACCTCGATGCCGGTGAACGCCCGGACTTCAGTTTTGAGTGTTGTATCGTCAGTTGCCATAGAAAGTACGAAAAAAGAAAAGTCGAACTCGAACTACCAGTCCGTTTACGAGTAGTTCACGTCGTCGCCCTTGAAGTGGACGGCGGCGAGCGGGTTCGTCATCGAGACGCCGAACGACATCGTGCCGCTGGCGTTGATAATCTCACCCGGCTCCGTCGCGGGGCCACCCGTGGGGCGGGTAATCTGCATCGGGCGGTCGATGTATTCCTTGACAGGATTCTCACCGACACCGATAACGTAGAACTCGTCGCCACGGAGGTACGGCGTGGTCATCAGCTCAACACCGTCGATGCTGAACGTCTGCTCACGAACGTCCTGCGAGCGCATCCCGGTCGCCATCGGGATGTGGTAGTCCATGTCCCACGAAAGCTCGTTGCGGAGCTTGCGCTTGAGGTCGATGGACATGAGGGCGACCTTCTGCCCGTTCCAGCCGTGGTGACGCAGTTCGTCAGCCGCATACTCGATGTGTTCCGACGCACGGTGCGCCGTACTGTCATCGAACAGCTCTGCCGTGTCCGAGAAGACGTGGGAGTGCGTGCGGTCGAAGCCGTAGTTGCCGTGGTCGGGAACGTCGAACCAGACCGGCTCGCTACCGTCAGCGATGCCGTTGAAAATCACATCGTGAATGATGCGGTCTTCCGTCTCCTTGCCCTCCTCCAAGACGTTACGAACCTGCTTCATAACGTGGTCGGAGGTGGACTTTTCGAGGAACCGCTGAGTGAACCCGAGCGACTTCCCGTATTCGCTCGTGCGAATGGTCATCTGGAGGTAGTCGTCGTCGTCAGCGCGGGTCGTTCCGGGGAACTCGCCCTCGCTCAGCTTTTCCCACTCGCCCGGCTCAGCCTCGATTTCCTGAAGGAAAGTCTGCTGGTCAACCTGCTCAACGAACAGGTCGCGGAAGGGGCGGTCGGCCTCATTGAAGTAGTTGACGAGATTCTGAGTCTTCTCAGCAATCTCGACAAGCGGCACATCGTCCTTAGTGAAGATTTCGCGGTTAACCATAAAGAGTTAGAAATTAGAGATTAAGTCTTTAGACTGGTAATCTAAGCCAGCGTCTCGTACTCGTGGTTCACGTCCAGCAGGAACGTCGTCGCGTTGACGGCGACCCCGAGGTACTGAACCAGCTCACCCGAAGCCGAAGGCGCGGTCTGCGTGACGCCGCCGCCGACGCCGAGATAGACCGGCTCGTTCGGGGCGAAGTCAACCTCACCGTCCTCGTCTTCGAGGTAGATACCGTGGGTGAAGTACGTCACCTCGTCGCCAGCCTGCGTGCGCTCCGTGTCGTAGGCTTCATCGAGGCGGCGACCCATCGTACCGTTGTCGTGGAGCGTGGCCGACCAATGCGAGCGGTCGTACACGTCCTCCATGAGAACGCCGATAGCGGGCTGTGCGTTTGCCGAGTCAGCGTCGGCGGGGACGACGATGGTGTTCCCATCAACGTCCTGAGAAAGACCCACAACGTCGCCTTCCAGAAGCGGAAGGTTGGCGTCGGGGTTCAGAGTTTCACCGTCGCGGTTCAGCGGCGTGTCCTTGAACTTAGCGAACTTGAAGTTAGTCATGTTAGATTAGAAGTTGTGTTTGTTCAGAATCCGAGGCCCGGAATGTCACCGAGATACTGCTTGGCGAAGTCAGCCTCCGCCTCCTCGTCGTGCGTCTCACCGCGCTGGCCCATGTCAGAGAACTCGGCCTCCTCGTCCTCGTCTTCCTCCTCCTCGTCTTCCTCATTCGCCTCAGCGAACTCAGCAAGAAGCTCGCGCTTCCGCGAGATAGAGAAGTTCGCCAGCTCATCCTCACCAAGAGGCGAGGACTCGACAAGCTCCTCGGTCAGCTCAGCATCGAAATCCTGAACCTCCGAGACGCGACCCTCAAGACCTTCGATAGTCTCGCTGGCCTGCTCGAACTCCGCAATATTCTGTTCCTGTGCCTCAGAGAACTGACGAACGAGGTCGGTAAGGTCGTCAGCCTCCATCTCATCGAGGTCGGTGTCAAAAGTAACCTTCTGGAAATCCATAGTTAGTTAGAAGGAGATAGTCTCCGTGTGAGCAGAGAAGGCCGAGTTCTCCGAGGACTCCCCCACATCGAGGGGGTTGGCTTCGTCCTCATCATCGACAGCGGCGTTTGCCTGCTCCATGATGTGTTCTGCGAAGGCGGTGGTCGGAAGACCGAGGCCACCTTCGTCGTACCCGCCGGGGAACGGGACGGTACTAAACTCTCGAATCTCCCCGTCGATGAGTTCAGCCTCTCCGTCGTCGTTCACCACGGCTTCGTACTGATTACCGAACCCGACCGAACCATCGGTCATCGTCGGCGGGGTGTACGTCAGGCGCTTCACCACTTCGTCGTGGGTCGGAGCGCCCGTGTTGAACACCCGATTCATCAGCATCAGCTTCCCGACCGACTCCTCGAACCACACCTTCTGGACTTTACCAATCTCGTCCAGAGGACGGTCGGAGTGGCCGAGCATATACGGCTCCTGTCCCGAGTAGTCCTTCGCCGCGACCTTCCGCAAGAAGTTCTCCGTAATTCGGACTCCGTTGCGTTCCTCAGGCGGGCCGGGTTCCATTGCTTCGTACACAACGTCAACCGACCGAAGCTCGCCATCATCGTCGCGGTTCTCACGCACCCCGTACTCGTTGAAACCATCGAGGTCAACGGACTCAGGGTAGTGACGCCCGGCAGTAAATTCAAGCTGAGCGTCGGAACTAACCGGCGTGGGGCCGCCGTCGTCGTCCGGCGGGGTATCGGTACTCGTAGAAAATTCGATTTCTTTTAGATTGAGACTCATATCAGAGTAAAGAGATACGTAGCTCCCGCGCCGACGAGAAGCGTCAGCGCCGTCACGAACCCGCCAATAATTAGCGCGTTCCTGCGACTACGATTGTCGTTCGTCGCAACCTGACCCTCAAGGGGAACAATTCGATTGTCCCTCAGGTCTTCAACTTGGTCGCGGTTATTTCGAGAACGCTCGTCTGTGCGGGCGAGCTGTGAGTTTAGGTCTTGTATCTCACTTAGAATACTCTTAAGGAGTTTCACCTCAGAGTCAGAGTCCCCATCAGGTTCGTCAATGGGCATTAGGCGTTTTCATCCTCCGTGATGGACTGACGATTACGCTCGTTTGAGCTGTCTCGTCCCGACTCTCGGGACTTGACCTCCCCGCCCGCCGACTCTACACCAGTCCCGGTGTCAGTCGGACGCCCACCATCAGGGTTCTGAACCCTGTCGCCACGCCCGGCGAGTTCCGTAATCAGAGGAATAATCTCGCTTGAAAGCTCGTCGGGGGACGGCAGTTCAACCTCGGGGTCGATGCCTGCCCGCTCCGCGAACGCTTCACGAGTGAGGAACCCGGACTGATAGAGCTTGATGAGCTTATCAATCTCAAGGCGCTTCTCAGCCGACGAGTGTTCACCGAACTCAAACTCGGGAACCACACCGTCAAACTCGTCCAGCGACGATTCAACCATCAGCGACTTGAGAATCTGATTCTCAACAGCCGACTTGATGATGTTCTGAAGCCGCTTGATACGCCGCTTGAACGACGGCATCGAGGCGGTTGCTTCGCCGGTCGAACCGTCCATGTTCATCAGGAGCGCCGGAATACCGAGGCCCGTAACGATACGGTTCTGAAGATGCTCGAACGTGCCTTCCAGCTTCATAGCGCCCGCCGTCGATGAAGTAGAAGTCACGCCGACGACCTCGGACTCAACATCGTGGGGAGCCGCCAGCATCGAGTCCGGCTCAATCTGCTCCACGGTGTCCAGCCAGCCGCCAATCTGGTCTTCCGACCATTGCTCCTCCTCAGTCCCGAGCTTCCAGAGAACCGGCGGGTACGCCTTCGTCGCAACGAACCGGGCGTAGTCGAACTCCATGTCGCGGAGCATATCCGCCTGTTCCTGAATCGGCTCAACGAACGACCGCCCGAAATCCTCGGTCGGGTCTTTCGTGAACCAAAGCTCAGCGACCTCGTGCGGCTTATACTTCGTCGCCGCGTCGTCGTCCGGCCCACCACCGCCCGGCGGTTCCAGAGCGTACTGCGTTACGAAGCCGTACTCGTCCGTCTTCTTGTGCATCCGCTCGGTCGGGAGAAGACGTGGCCGGAACTGCTCGTCCTGAACGACCAGCTCCATGAACGAGTGACCGTCCTGAGCCGCGTACTCAACCCATTGGTTGAACACACGCCAAAACTCAGAGTTGTGGAGAAGGAGCGCGATTGGCGCAATGTCTTCCTCGGTCTGCTCCATCCCCGTTCCGGGGACGTTCCGGGGAGACAGATTGAATCCGTCACCACAAAGCCAGTCGATGAGTGTGTAAAGCCCCTCGTGAACGTGGGGGTCTGTACGAACTATGTCCCGATTCTTTTGAATCTCGGACTTCGGAGCCTCAGACGAACGGGGGCCGGAGAAACGACCGCTTCCTCCCTGCCCGCTCTCCTTGATAGCCCCTTTCGGAGTCTCGGCGGCGAAGTCCAACCGCTCGCCCTCGCTCGGAGGGTCAACAAAATTTCCTTCAGTCATTTAAAGAGAGTAGATTAGAACTTTCGTCGCCGCCTTTCCGTAGAACGGCGTCTGTTTCGTGCCTTGTATCCGCGCTTCTCGCGTCCGTGAGACAGAGCATATCCGCGACCGCCACCGGACGAGCCACTAATCTTCAAGCCCGCCCATCCGTCGCGTTCCTGCGGTTCGTCCACTTGAACCGAAGGGGTCACATCCTCGCGCTGTTGGAGGTTCCGAGACTTGTCGGCCTTGAAGTTCGGAGGGAACGCCGCCAGCACAGTCGCCATAGCGAGGTCGTCCTTCCCCTCGGGGGCGTGTTCCTTCCCCGTGAACTTCGGCTTCTGCCAATCCTCCTTCTGCTGTTTGACAATCGAGCCGAGCTGTTCTCGGAGGGAGTCGTCTTCGGGGAGAGAAACGAGGTCATTGTGAAGGGCGTAATTCATGTTGCCCATCATCTTCTCCACCTTGTCCTTCGCGGAGAAGTTGAACCCCGTATAGCCGCGACCGATACGCCGCCGAACCTCGTCGTGGAACCCCTGTCCCACGCCCGTCATGTCCATCACGACGTTGGAAACGCCCATCGAGTGATACACCTGAGAGATACGTTCAGCCACCGCCGCCGGGTTCTGCCGACTCGATGGAGTGATTCCCGCCTGCGAAAGCACGCGGTCGTTCACGACCTCCTTGTACCGGCAGTACCGACGCGGGCCTTCATGCTCGAAGACCACAATCGCCGTGTCGTCGGAGTTGAACCCAATGTCCACTCCCATGACCAGCGTGTTCGGAGTGTCGTACCGCCTGAGGCCGTAGGAGTAGTCCTGCTGGCCTCCCCGCTCCATCGCGGCCTCTATGGTAGGCATAGAGAAGAAACGGTACTCGTCGCTCACAGGGCGGCACAGATACTCTTGTGCGAAGCCGTTGGGGTCGCTGGCTCGCTGAGTCTCCGCCGCCATGAGGTCGAAGTCGCCGCGAACCGGCTCAACGTCCTGCTCGAACAGAGAAACGTCCGTCTGAATCTCGTCGGCGTTCTTGAACGTCGGCTGTTTCAGAGCGAGAATCCCGAAGTCGTTGCGACCGTCCGGCGTCCCCCGCTCGTTCGCCTCCATGAACTCGTCGTTCGGGGCCTTCGGCGTGGACACCTGAACCATCTGACTCGAACCGAGACTGATGGTGGGTAGGTACGCATCGAGGGTGGCGCTCTGGTCTTCGAGGAAAGCCATTTCGTCAATGAAGACCGTCTTCGGCGGGTCTTCACCACGAGCGGAGTCCGGGTCGCCCGTGTACGCCTTGATACGCGAGCCGTTCGAGAGAACAATCTCGTCTTGATTGTCCTTTTCCAGCTCAATGTCGATTTTCGCGTTCTTGATTAGCGTCTTTATGTCGCTAATCCGAGAATTAGACTGCCCTTTCGTCTTCGAGAGGATAGGGTAGAACGTATCCGGCTTGAGAAGCGCCTCAAGCAGAATACAGATGCCAATTACGTAGGAAACGCCAATCCGCCGCCCCTTGTAGATGTTCAGAATCTTAGCATCGCCGTAGAAGTAGGCGTGCATAATCCGGGGCTGGTACGGTCGAAAGAGCTTCAGCGGCTCAATTTCGTCCGTAGTCAGATTCTTCGCCCGGAGAATGTCCTCCGCGAGAAGGTCGGGGCGACCGTTCCACCTCTCAAGCAACGCTTCAACGTCAGCATCGCTCTCAGAGGCGAACTGTTCAGCTATTTCCTCCATAAAATTAGTCTAAAAATAGGGCCTGCCGGAGTCGAACCGGCCTCCGAGCGTCCCAAACGCCCGATGATAACCACTACACCAAGGCCCTGAAATCACCGAATATCGTCCAAATCGACGTAAGAATCGCCGTTTAGCGCCTCAATCCACGCATACCAGTTCCGAGAATCCTCGATAAGATACCGAGGTGGCTCAATTCCCGAGTCTCCAAACTCCAATCCGACGGCTTCGCCGTCCGAAGGAGCCTCACTTCGGGGGTATTGCTTGGATTTAGACACTTCAACCGGCTCGTAGGGGTTCATTTAGAGAGATTCGCCGCATCGAGGGGTGTGAGACGACTACCCGACCGTAACCGTGACCGTATCGCCGCAAATCTCGATTTTCTCCACGTCAGCGGGGTCAACGTCCGTGGAACCACGGATATGACCGTCCAGAATCGACGCGAGAGGGAGAGAAAGGCCAAATTCGACCGTATCGTACTCGAAATCCGGCTCAGCCAGCCCACAGTCGCAGTTTTCGCAAGGTTCAGTCACTTTCAGTCCTCGAAAGTAAGATTTTCCTCGAAATTCGCTTCCTCAGTCTCCTCACGGACGAGCTTGCCGTCCTCAGAGACGCTATACTCGGAGTTTTCGGGTTTGTCCATCTTGTAGTACCTGCCCCTCGATGCGGAAATCCACCAGAAGAACGCCACAGGTGGGGCAATTCCCGCTGTCAGGGGCGTGATAGCCGCAATTATAGCAATTCATAGTTGATTCACCGCCGCACCAGAAGGGTCGAACCGGCAACCTTCCGACCCCGGAACTTCCGGGGAACAGCACACGAGTCACGTAGAACCTGTTTTGACGGGCGGAACTGGTAGTTCACGCCCCCGACCATACCGATAATCGGCTCACCGACGTAGTGAGCGAGGTCTTCGTACAGGTCAACGTCCATGTGAGCTTCTTCCTCGCGCCACGTATGCACCTCGGCGTCCAGCACGAGGTCGTAGTCGCGGGAGAAGCGAGTTAGTTCAGGCATCGTTCTCGAAGATTTCGTCGTCGGGGTCGAACGACCGCTCCTCGCCGTCGTCGTCTCCCCCAAGAACAGCCTCCGCCGCGACAGCGGCGAGCTGTTCCGTCGCGCTCGCGGTCTTCTCGTCCGTGTTCATCTTGGACGCCTCCTTCGGCGTCAAGCCAAGCTCCTTCATAATGTCGAGAATGAGCTTCTGCTTGAGCCGGAGGTCTTCGCTCAGACCGTGAGCATCCGTAATAACGCGAAGGTTTCCGTTCTCGTCGTACACTTCCTGTCTGTCCATCTCACCCTCGTCAAGGATGTATTCGGACGACCGGGCTACTCGAACACGAGCAATCGCGGCCTGCTCAAGCAGGTCGTGTCGCGCGGGGTCTTCCTCTTTAGACGGCCAGCCATAAGCATCCGCCCACGACATTACGAAGTCGTAGAGCCGCTGGTCGTCTTCAGTAAAAACCTCCTCCAAGTGTTCGTCAGTAGCGTACATTCCGTGTTTGATTGCCGCGAGTAGTTCGAGGTTGTCGTTGTTGCCGTTCGCGTTCTGATTCGCGCCATGAAAGCGGCACGAGTGAGCGTGTCCACCATCATCGAGGCGGGCTACTCGATTAGAGCAGTATCGTGTTGGCCCATCGTAGTCCTCGGGCTGTTTCCCGATTCGTGTAAGGCAGTAAGCAGTATCGAAGGGAATCCCCTTCTCGGCCTTCGGTGTCTGAAGATACTCGTGGCGTAGTTCCGCGAGTTCCTGCACCGTGTAGCCTGTTACCTCTGCCTGAGCCATTGTGTTATACTAAAAGTGATTCACCGCATCGAGGGGTTTCTCTAAAACTCGGGTTAGAAAAGTGAAAACACCCGAGCTAAACCGACAGAAAACAGAACCAGAGAGAAGAACACCTGAGTCACCAGCTCAGGAATCCAGAGAAGAAAGCCAGTATAGGAGGTCTTCGTCGTCGCTTCACTCCTACACTCCTATTAATGGTAAAGGGTTTATATAGGAAGGGGGGTGTTCATATACTACCTGTCAACCACGTTAGGAGATAATCGGACAGTATCTCCCCCTGAAAATCTATGCGTCTGAATATCACGCTAAGAAGAAGTGACAGCGATAAGTCTTAATACCCACATTGTCTCCTAAACAAGTATGCCTGACCCGGTTCACAGCCACCATGTTGCGGTTAACGAGGAACATGACTTGCTCAGCCGGGGAGCGCACGACACGAGAGGGCCGGGTTCACTCTCCGTATCCGTTATACAAGAACTCGCTGACCTACTCGGCGTAGACCCCGTTGCGACTCCCCTCCATCTGGAAGACTGCATCGACGCGGATTGGCTCGACCAGCTCCCCAACCGAGATACCGTTCACGGATGTAACAACATCGGCCTCGCCTTCCACTACGGCGACTACAAAGTGTTCTGTTGCTCGTGCGGCAAAATAGCAATCTACGGCGACCTCGAAATGCACGAGCGAGGCGAGATGGTGACGCCCCACTCGATGAGTAACATCACTCCCGAGAAAACCGTCGTAGAAGTCCCCGAACACACACGCATGGCCCGTCCAGATGGGGGCCGTAAAGACTGTGGCCGTCCACAAGCTGACTAACCCCATTCTGATTCTCCCACGAGGAAGGAGAAGTCCTCCGAGAGAACACGAAGTGGCCGTCCACACCAGCCCGTCCTGCGCTGGCAAAAACCGATTTTTCTGACCTCAGAGGTGAAAATTCTGAGAGGGACTTACTAAAGCCTGCGTGCGGAAAGACACTCAATGTTCTAACCGGCCCCTCGGTCGGCCCCCTCGCTCGGGCTTGTACCCTCGGATATTGGCGTTGTTGCTCGCCCTACGCGCGGGCGGCCCGCGTCCCCGTTCGGTGTGTCCCGGTCGGCCCCCGTCCCGGCCCCGGCCCCGGTCGGCCCCGGTGTGTCCCGTCCCGTCCCGTCCCGTCCCGTCCAGATACCGGCCCGTCCCGTCTCTCGTCCCGCGCGGGCCGTCTCCCCCTGCCCGTCCATACGGGCCGTTATCCGGTATCCTATGGCCCCTGAAAACGCCGGTTTCGGT